CAAACGAACCGATAAGTTTTATGCCAAAAATGTGCAAACCCCTTGAAACAACAAGAAATCCCGCAGCCTCAACGACTGCGGGATTTCCCTTCATTTGGCAGCGGGAGAAGGATTCGAACGCTCACTTTTTCTTATAAACCCGCTGCGCCACAGCACTTTTGAAATCCGTGTGCATTTTCGTGTGTAAAATCGAATACTTGCAAACCTGCTCAACACGTCATGTCCGTTGTCGAATAATGTAAAAATACATTATATAATATATGGTGTCTCATTCCTCACACCACCACACCGTTTCTCTTCTGGCTCCCGCCACGGCGGCCTCCTCATGGGTCATCAGTATGTCAACGTGTTTGCCTATTACGCCAACGTCCAGGGCGATGTATGTCTTGTCTCCGATGATGACTGTGCTGCCGGTCGGTATCACGTCCGGGTCGGTCGCTACGCAGGAGCCGGGATATACCCACTGGCCGCTGGCGGTCAACACACGGCCGAACTCGTCCTGGTTCATGTGTGCGTACTTCTCAACGCAGTCTGCACAGTAGCCGGTAATGATGCAGTCCTCCAGCACGTTGCTTTTGGCCTTGACGGCTTCCAGTATGCGTTCCGACTCATCGGGATCCTCTTCTACGATTGTATCATGGCTGTCAACATCTTCGCCCCACTCCACCCGCAGGACGGTATGCGGCGTGTCCGCGCTGGCTCTCCACGGTGCGATCAGCGCAAAGATCAACAGCGCCAGCAGCATGAACTCTAACAGGAAGTGTGTCTGCTCCCGACGCACAACGCGCCGGTACTCTGCCCGCATAGCCACGAACGGTCCGGGGCATAATCCGAACTCCCCGGCACGGGCAATGTTCTCGCTCATTGTTTTATAGACTATCTGTTCCCTTTTGGTCATTGATTATATCGCTCCTCACGAATAGTACAGGTTTACCCGGCGGTCAGCGCAGTGCTTGAATATTGCTTTCCAGTGGTCAAACATATTGTAGAGTTTCATTACGTGGTAATTGTGCCCCATCATATCGGACTTCAAATCCTTCATGGCGTTGTATATCTTGCGACACTCCTGCGGAGTGAATTTGCCTCCGCAGTCTGAATGAAAAATCAGGATGTCCAGGTCGTCGTTGCAGTGCGCGTTCCAGTATTCTGCTTCTGCATCAGAGAAGGGCGCACCGCGGAGCATATTTCTCTTGAAAATGTTGTGGCACTGCTGGCCGTAGGCAACCTTTATCAGTTCAAGGATAAACGTGCCGTATGTAAGATACCCACAGTCAAAACCAGTCTCATTGGTCAACCCTTTCGCACGAGCGCAAAGTCCCATTATTCTTCGCCCTCCTTCTCTTTCTCCTCATACAGCGGGCACCCGCAGTTTACAAAATCGGCGCAATACGGGCTGTCCCCGTTGAAGCACGCCCAAGTCCACTCCTCGTGCCACTTGCAGCCAACACAGCATTTGCTTTTCATGTCCTCACCTTCTTACTCAGTCTGTTCCAGCTTGCCGTAGCGGCACTCTGGCTCCACCCAGACAAGGTGAACCCACAGCTCGCGCAGCGCACATAGTACCGTTCCGGCACATGAATACCGATTTTGCGCTCCCCGCTGTCTCTTCCGCAGTGGGGACATACCTCCAGTTTCCCACCGGGTTTTCTGTTGTACTGATTCACTGCTCGTCCTCCTTCCGCAGAATAACAACGCCAGCGAGTTTCCCAGTGTCAGCGAAATATTCCGCGCCACAGCAGGTCTTGAAGATATGGGCGTGCCACCCAGCTGCGTCCTCTCCATAGACGAGGCCGATAACTCGTTCCGGCTCGCGAAAATCTCCGGTCTGTATCATCAGCGCTGCCTTATACCGCGTCTTGTCATCAGGTAGTTTTTGTATGCAGTTCCCCTTGTTGGGGGGAGAACCGTTCAAGGGCTTGTTGGGCTGATAGCCTCGCCCATTGTCCGTTGAAACGATGTCGATAAATGCGGCACCAGCCAGAACGAGGCCCAGAACGAAGCCGACAAGGACGCCAAAAAAAGTTCCCATTATGCTTTTCTCCTCACATAGTCACGATTCTTGTCCCCAGCGTTTTTGACGCCGGGGAGTTGATATACTCGTCGAAGGTCATTCCATCCTTAAACACAGGCTCCGTCCAGTCTCTACCGCACACATAACACTTGTGGTAGATCTCCGTTCCGTGGTCTTGAATAAGTCTCAGATTATGCTTTAGGCAACACGCCTGTGGAGTATGCCTTTCAATCTTTGCGTTTGCTTTGATTATGCCCTCCGCAACGCTCTGCCAAAGACGCACCATACGGTCGTCCTCTGTGCGGCACCAGATAAATCGTCCATTTCCACCGGAGCCTCCTGAACCGGGCGTACATACACCGGATCCAGGCTCGCAGCCGGCACCACCATTGGCGATGTATACCGGACCAACTCCACCGGCTCCGCCTGTTCCGAGATCTTCTATCTTTCTTTTCATCTTCACCACATCCTTACCTGTGCCGTATGCTCCGCAAACCGCTGCTCTTGCAGTTGGAAGTATGTCTGCTCGATCTCGCACCCCACAAATTCAAAGCCGAGGTTGTAGGCCGCTATCCTGCTGCTTCCACTGCCGAGGTGCGTGTCCAGTATACGCCAGCCTTCTTTGGCGTACTTCATCAGTAGCCACTCGTACAGCGCCACAGGTTTCTGCGTAGGATGGATACGCTTTTCGTTCAGTGCCTTATTCCCCTGCTGCGTTATGCCGTCCGTGATGCTTTTTCCTTGAAACATCCCATTCCACATATAGCGAAAGATACGAACGCTATCGTGGCAGTTTGTCGCCGCGATCTCGCAGTCCGAAAAAGAACTGTTTTCGTTACACTTGTCCCAAACGATGCGCCCCGGAGGAAAAACAACATCAAAGTAATTGCATCCCCATACGATATATTTTTTCGCCACGCGCACCAATTCGGAAAAGTAGTCGATGCCTGGCACGTCCCACTTCGGTGATATGGGATAGTCCCGGTGTACGCCGATGGGGCTGACCTTGCAGCCGTAATACCCTCTGCGTTCCGGGCCGGTAAAGTACGGCGGGTCTACGATAGCAAGGTCAAACGCCTTATCCGGTAGCGTCCGCATATACTTCATGCAGTCTACGTTCAATGCAATTTGTTCTGCCATTTCTACTCCCTCCGTTCCGTTTCGCCCTGCTGCAACACGACGGTGCTGCTGGGCGGTGTCCCCACAGTCTGAAATGGACAGGCGGTGAGGGCGCATACGCACTGGCTGTTCATGTTCTTTACCATGTAGGGACATTTTGTGTTGCAACAGTTCGTGCTCACCATGCTCACCTCCGACACAGCGCCACACCCGCAAAATTGATGCCTGGACGTAGATTTTCCCAGTAGATGAAATTGCCGTAGTATACCATCAAGTTGCCAGTGCCCACGTTCATCACAGGGTGCTTCTTCGAGGGATTATGCAGTTTGAGAGATTCTATATCGGCATCGCTTAAAGGTTTTGCTTCGTGCTGAATATCGCAGTTGTCAACAACATACCTTGGAAGTTCGTCATAAAAAAGGTCATCATAATCTACGATAGGAACTCCATACGTCCGTGCAGTATCTATTTCCACGGACATCTGCTTGCTCCATCCGGGGGCAAATATAGCTATGTCGGCGGTACTTAGAGCCTCAATTACCTTTGCGAGAACATAAAGTGGATTCCCTTCCGCGGAGGTGCTAATAGCAGATGCGCTGACCACCTCGATGTCCTCGTCATAGCGTTCCTTTAATTTGGACACTATCCGCGCTTCTTCTTCCCTTAAACCGTCAGTGGTCTTTCGCTCTGGCGGCTGGCTAATAAACACCTTCATTTTCCCAAAAACTCCTTCCAATTCTTATCCAGCCCCTTCGCCCGCAGCGTTCTGCCGTTCATGGTGTACTGGCGCATCCGAAGCATAAGGCTTTCCTCGTGACAGCGGTCGCAGTAACCGTGCGTGGCTATGTCCTTCATGCGGTTCCTCTGCTGCTCGTGCGTCAGGTACACGATGTACTCCGCTTCCATCTCCTTGATGCACTTGGGGCACAGCTTGGCGGTGCGGACCGTCCAGATGGCCTTATCCATTTAGTCAGTCCTCATCCATCATCCAGCGCATCATAACGGCAACGATCTTGACATTATCCTTGTAATTGTCCAGAGAATCGTTGAAGATGATATTTTTCTTTCCGATGTATTTTGCGTAGTCGTACTCCAATTTTGCGCCCTTGCTCTCCTGCCATCCGTGCTGAAAAAGCACCACGTCCGCGCTATCCAGCATAGCAAAGCATATACGCATATAGTCCGCTGGCTTCATGCCCTCCGGCAGCTCCGCCGGATTTAGGACGGTGTGACCTTCTTCCTGCAGCATGGCCACCGTAGCCTTGAACTGTGCCTTATAGTTCGGGTTTCCCGTGATCCTTCCAGCTATGTAGATTTTCATTTCTCCATTTCCTCCTCCAGTTTGTCCAGCGCCTTTCCGATGAGTTTCCAGCGGTCAACGCCTATGTCCCGCGCCTCCAGCAGACCAAGCCGCACCACGTCAGGGGCCACCTTGCCGCCGGTAGCGTCGGACACTCTCTGCGCCCAGCCCAATTTTGTTCTCTGCTGGTAGGCTTGCAGCCGTATAAAAACCTTCCGCTTGATCTCCGCCATCGATCCCTTTGGCTTAAACGGCGTGGCGGGTTCGGTCGGCTGCGGTGCTGGATCTTGCTGGGCTTCGTTGCCATCCCGCTGTTCGCTTTCCTCCTGTACCTGCACAAACGTGCCAATGGGAAGTATATCGTCCTTGTTGAGTATCTTTATCGCCGGTACGCCCTCCGGCACGACCGTATAGATGGTGTCCTCATTCTCCACGCCCAGCGCAGGGAACTCCTCAACGGCGTAGGACGTGACTTCCTCCGGCAGCACCAACACGCCCCGCACCAGCCCCTCTATGATATGGTTGGTCACGCCCTGCGCTATCTGCATACCGCCCTTCACGCGGACGATCAGCACCTTTCGTTCCGTCATTTCTGTTTCTCCTTTCGCAGTTCATTTACAGCGTATACAAGCTCATTGATCTTGCATTGCTGGGCATATAGCCAGCCACCACTACGCTCATTCCAGATATTCCCTTTTTCCACTTCTTTCAGTGGCTCGATTTCATTCAGTTTTTGTGCTTTTTGTACTTCGCTTGCGTTCTCCCACCGTCCGATGCGCTTATAGCCCTTGAAGCCGTTTTCCGCCTCGTACTTGGTGATGCAGTCCTCCTCACCGTCCGTAAAATGTACAATCGGCTCATAGAACCCACGCTCCCGGCATTTCTCACACCGGCAGATGCTCTTGATGTACCCCACCCGACCATCCACGGTTTCCACAAAGTCGCCCTCGTGCAGGTTCCCCGGCATCATCAACGGTTTCGTGGAGCTCATCTTGTCGAGCTCGTCCTTTTCTGCATATCCGCAATCCCTGACCGCTCTTAGCCACGCAAAATCGTACTTGCCAATGCGAGTAAAATTCTTCGGCAGATCCTCTATATTGCCACTCCAGCCCGTCTGCGTCCCATCGTCCCACTTGAAAATGAAACTGTGCGACCGCCCAGGCCGCAGGTAAGACGACACATATCCGGTAAGCGTTTTGGATGATGTGCCATCGGCACGTTCCAACCTCACATAATCTCCCATATGAAAGGTGTATATCATTTCTGCTCGACCTCCTTCAGCACTTTCTCCGCCTTCTCGCGGGTGAGGAAAACAGTTCGACCAATGGCAAACCGCAGGGGCGTGATAGCCGGCGCAAGGGTGTCCGTAGCCAGAACCGCGCTCACTCCCGGCTTTGAAAATCCGTTCACTCTGAACTCAATAGCGGTTTTCTCTACGACCTCACCGCAAAAGATCGTATATACCTTGGCACCCACCCTGAATGGAAGTACCACCAATCTTTTCTCTTTGCCTGCCTTGCAGATTTCTCGTATCATATCGATCCCACCGCACTCCCCAACAACAGTGCAAAGGTCGCTCCAGTCTTTAATCAACTCAGACACTTCCTCCGGTGTCAGCCCCGTGTCCTCGTAGGCGGCAAGGCGATCCTTGAGGCGATTGCGGCAATACAGCGCAGTACAGTCAGCCATCGGCTTACCATGCTTACCCGTCCAATCCGCTTCGCACTTCTGGCAGTTCATCATTGCCTGTCCATCGGTGTTGCGCTTCGTCATTCTTTTATTCATTTTTGCTCCTCCACATAGCACCAGCTCTGCGGCGCGTGCTTAATATGACCGCCATTTTCGCATGATGCACACCCAAATTCATCACACACTTTGTCTATGCAGTTTTCAAACGGGCGCGAAAACTTGCTCAACTCCTTCGGCGTATCGTAGATTTTCAGGTTGGAGATATGCCAGCCGTAGCCCTTTGCCCCCTTCAGATACTCGTGCATATCTTTGAGGGTAAGGCACGACTGCCGCGCAACATCGTTTGTTGTCGGCTGATCCTCACCTTTGACATAATAGCTGCCGCCGGGTGAGCGCGTTTCCAACTCATATATCAGGTCGCAGGTAAACTCTCCGATGACCTTGCCGTTTAAGAAATTGTCTTTCGTGTAGTTTTCACACAGCATTAGTTCTATGCTGTAGCCGTGTTTAATGCCCTGATCTGGGTGGCGATACAATTCATCGCTGTTCAGCACATGACAACCACAGATGGTCTGATACCTGACACTTGCTTGCGTGCAGTAGATATAGCACTTAAACGGCGTTTCCAGCTTCGGGCGGGTCTTTCGCACCTCGATAGTCTTTTCGCCTCTGGCAATCTTCTCACACCACTTCGGGCGGATGCTTATCATCACGGCCTTGCTCATGCCTTTTCCTCCTTCCACGGCGTATCCACGCACTCCGGCTTCTTGCAGCGCATCTCGATTGCCCACAAAATGTTCCACGCCGCCGCCAGCAGATGATCCTCGTCCTCCTGCCCGTCCAGATACTTCGCCGCGTGGCGCATGGCACTGTCCATCAGGCTGCTGGTGGGGATCCCTTTATCGACGTTATGCGTCCCATACTTGAGTGCCCCTGCCTCGCAGTGCTTGCTTACCTCTATGATCGCCGCCCACGGCAGAAGATCCATGCGGCCTTTCCCGCTGTGCATATCCCGCTGCGCCCCGGTGCTGAAGGTAGTACGCTCCCCGCTGTCCTTGATACCGCCCATCACTGCCGCTTTTGACTTTTCGGCAGACTTTTCAAGAATCTCAAGGCGCTGAAAGCCGCCCCACGCAATCTCTCGGCGGCAGTCCGGGCAGAAAAGATGTGAGCCGGATGTTGTCGCATCAAAGTCCTTTCCGCATCTTCCGCATACGCTCATTTATTTTCCTCCTGTTTCAATATCCCCATATCAACGCATAGGCCGATCAGTTTGTCATCGTTCAGTTCTACGGCACGCTTCGCAATTTCTGTGAGATAGCCGTTCAGCATAGTAAGCCCGATGCCTATTCCAAAGGCGTTTTCTCTTGCCGCCCGGCTCCTGCTTGCACTCACCGTCCTGTCGATCTCCTCGACCAAGTTGTTGTAGTTCATTTTCACTCTCATGGCTGTTCCTCTTTCAGTTCCTTGTGTCGTTTTTGGTGGCAGTTGCGGCACAGCGAAACGAGGTTCTGTGCCTCGTCCCCGCCGCCCTGCGCCACCGGCAGTATGTGGTGTACTTCCATGTTCCCATCGTCAATGGGTATTGCCATGCCGTGCCGGTTGATAAAGGCGTGGAACTCTCCGCAGTCCTGACAGGTGAAGTTGTCCCGATACAAAATGCGGAGCGAATACGGATCCCGTCCACGGTTCCACACCGTCAGGTTGTCGAACTGAGCACGGCACTGGTCGGAGCAGAAGCGGCGCCGTTTGCTTTTTACCTCTCCGCCGCACCACGGACACTGACCGGGCTTTTCGTACTGCGGCTTATCGAAAAACACGTTTTCTGCACCATACATCTTCACAGCTTCGTACAGAGGAGGAAATGGCCTTCGCTTGCCATGCAACTCCCAGTAGCGTTTGTATTTGCTCATTCTTCAATTCCTTTCGGTCGTTCCAACGGTCTATCCATTGTCAATACCTCACTCCGATGTAGTCCAGCACCCTTGCATAGCCCAGTCCGTCTTTCGTGGGCTTCCACAGCCCGTCCGTGTCAAACGCCCCGCCGCCGATGCAGAACTGGTAGTGCTTCGGGTGCGTCAGTTTCATGCGTTCAAAGCGGTTGACGCCTTTTTCGAGGTGCGCCCCAAACCCGCAAAACATACATCCCGTCCTCTGGCATCCCGTGCAGTGCAGATTGCAGTCGATCAGCGTCGCGCCGTAGTCGTTCTCGCCGTCGCTGGCTACGATGTCTCCGTACACGCTGGCGTAGGGTAGTTGGTGGTCTACTATAAACCGCAGCACATCTTGCTCCGTCCAGAAACTCATGGGCTTAGATAAGGGACGCTTTCCTTCAAAGGCGTTGCAGCCGGTTTCGCGCCATTTTTGCATCCGCAAAAGACTTTCCTCCGCCATTGTTGCCGTCGTGGGTTTGACAGCCGCTCGGTGCTCATAGCTCTTTGCTGGGGACTTTTTCATAATTCCACAGCATTTGTCTGATATGAGAAATGGAGCCGAAAGCAAATACTCCCACTTTTCACAGTTGTACATACTCTTTTCCCCATCAACACGTAAGACTTCACCACGCAATAGCTTCATACTGCGGCTCTCCGGTGATCGCCGCGCGGTTTCTATCCGGTGCGCCACATCTTTTCCTATGACGCTATACCCGTACTTCGTCACCACCTGCCGAATGTTCATCTTCGGGCGTAGACGGTGAATGTTTACGATCACGCGGGGAAACTCCCTCCGCAGCCACGCGGCGTACTCATTCACGAACTTCTGAATTTCAGGGTATTCCAACCCCGTGTTCACAAACACCAGATTTAGCTCCCAGGGCGGTGTCCTGAAGCTTGACAGGTACCGAGCCGCCAGATACGCCAGCACCGTGCTGTCCTTTCCGCCGGAGAAACTGACATAGCACTGCCCGCCCCATGCGGTGTACCATTCGTCCAGCTTTTCGTAGGTCAGTATCTCCTTGTCCTGCACGTCCAGCGCCATCAGCTTCTTTGCCGCCTCATTCGTCAGCGGCTGGTTTATCCGTCCCATGTATCTCGTTCCCACTCCCATCATAGGCAGAACTGTAGATAGTCCTGCAAAGTCTTTTTCGCACGGTTCACGCTCCGGCTGACCGTGCTCTTATTTACGTCGTGCACCGCTGCGATCTCCGTCACGCTCATACCGCCATCGTACATCTCGCTCAGGTACATCCACTGATCGTCTGTCAATTTCAGCGCCGCTTTCGGGAAGTGCCGCCGCAGCCGAAGCAGGGCGCCGAGGTTCGCGTCCCTGTTCAGCAGCATTTCATCCACCCTGCCGCCCAGCACTTCGTCCAGCAGGACGTCCGTCGCCACATCTCCCATCCTCCGCATAGTCACCGAAATCACCTTCCCTTATACCTCGTCACCCCAGCAGTCCCAGCCGTCCACCTGTTGGCGGGCAAACAGTTCGATGCGGGGTATATCTCCCATCAGTTCTACGATCCGGTCTCTCACCTCATCCGGCTTCCTGCTGTGCTCCCGCACGTGGCTCAGCACCACACTGTGTACGCCCTTACTCACACGCTTCGGCTTGCCCCTTGTCGCCAGCAGGCACAGCTCCGCGTTGGCTCGGGTCCAGAAACCCAGACCCCAAAACAGCCCGTCCGACTTCCTGTTCTGCTTTACCCATGTAAACGCGCAGGTCTTGTAGGTAAAACCCCACTTACGGATCGGCTCCAAGCCTTCCTCCAAACAAGGCATAGTCACCCACAGAAACAGTACGCAGTCCTCCGCCGCTATGCCCTGCACCGGCAGCGCCTGTATGTCCTCTTTCCTCATGCAGGCATAGTGGCTTTGCGCTGACTTTTTCTCTGTGCCTTTGGGGCTGTACGTTTTGAACGTCCACGGAGGATCCGCGTAGATCACGTCGTACTTCTTATCAGTATCCAAAATGTCTACTACCATATCCAAAACACTCCCTCAATATAACTTGCCGGCCACTTGCTCCCGGCCCTTTGGCAACCGATAGTCTAATCGCCGTGTCAAGGGAAGCAGAAAAACTTTTTCACCCCCATATAACATCCGTGTCAACACCATGCCGCCACCATCGCACCACCGCCGCACAAAGGCCGTACCTTCCCCTCACATATATGGCGCTTGCGCCCGCCGAAATTTTTATTTTTCGCCCTCCTCCTTTTGACCGTTTCGTTTTTTCGGCCCGGTTTCAAAACCACCCCCCCTACCCCTAACTTGCCGGTAACTTGCTTGAGAAACGCGGATTGGTGTGCCGGAGTGGAGAACATGGGAGCGGGGAGGAGAGTTGCGTAGCAGGGAGAAAAGGCTTTGCCCTTCCGGTTTGTAAACCTCCCCCGGGTTGCCGTCCTGGTGGTGGTCAGGTGGTGCCGGTGGTGGTCAGCGGGTGCCGGGACCGTCCATTTCCGCCGGATTTTGCAGGAAAACCGCCCGCCGCTGGGGTGCTTTCCTTTCCATATTGTCCTAATATGTAAAGGAATGTTGCGATTTTTGCAAGTTCTCTTTCATTTCGTCCGCTTTCGGCTTCTGATTTGACGATTTCCGCCGGTTTTGGCTGTTTTATCGGTGGTGGCTGCCGTCTGCCGAATGGTCAGGGCATGGAGCCGGGGCACCCGCCGCCGCTGCCGGTCCCCGTCGGTCAGCTGTTCAGCCCGGAACATAGGCCGCCGGGCGACTCTCCTTCCCTCCCCTCGCCGCCGCTCTTTTCTTCCGGTCAGTGCTTCCCGCTGGTGGTCTCCGTCCTTCTCCGTTGTTCTCCTGCTTCGGGTCTCCCGCTGGGGTTTTTGGTGCTCGTTTCTGCTCCGCTGGGTATGGTTGTATACGGGGGTATATTCTTCTTTATTCAACCGCGCCCGGAATTAACGCGCGCGCACGCGTGAGGGGGTGCCGCTGCTCTTTCCCGTTTCTTTGCCCTCTGTGTGGCTGCTGACGGCGTTTTTCTCTGGGGGTCGGTGTGGGGACATTCCTTCAACGCCCGGAAAGCGTGGCGGGGCGTTTCTGTTCGATTTCTATATTTCCTGTGGCATTGTCAAAAATCCGCACGGGCATAAAATTAGCACCGCCGGGGCGGTTTTGGTTCCGTCCTGGCGGTGCTGGTTTGGGCTTATTCGGTTGTCTGTTCTGGGTCAGGCGGTGACGATCTCGGCGGGGCTGGGGCTGCCGTGGAAGTCTCCGGCCCACGCTTGATATATTGCGCCGTGTTCCCCTACTGCCGTTACCCATCCGCGCACGGTGGCGGCCAGGCGGCACGGGACGCGGGGCCAGCGGCGGCCCACGTCAAGCCAGATTTGCAGGCCGTCCGCTGCTGCGGCTCTGATCTCCGCGGCGGTGTATAGCTGCGCTTTGCCCTCTGGGGCGATGTTGTACAGGGTTCCCGGGCTGGTGGTGTTGTTGGTCGTCATGGTGCCTTGTCTCCTTCCTGCGCCCTGCTGGGCGCGTCCGTGGTTAGTCTTGGGCGTTGTCCTGCTGCGCGTGGTAGCGGTCCCGCATGGCATACAGGCGGCGGGAAATGGTGGACCGGTCAACCATCAGCGCGGCGGCTATCTCTGCCGTAGTGTACCCGCGGGCGGTCATTGTCAGCGCTACGCGGTCCACCTGATCCCGGGCGACGCTCTCCACGCTCTCCCGCAGGATCGCGGCGGCCTCCGGGCTGGGTGCTATCGCGTCGCAGTCCGTCCCGGCCTCGGTGTCGATCTGCCAGCGCTCGGCGCCGTCGTCGTCAATGGTGGCGGATATGGCGCGGGCGTGTCTCTGCTCGGCCCTGCTTATGCTGTGCGCGGCCTGGGCTGCTGCCCGGTACAGGATCACCGCCAGCGGCGCGGGCGCGTCCTGGGCCTCGTTACGATCCAGCGCGGCGCCCATCCGAGTCCAGGCGTCAGCGGCTACGGTCTGCGCGTCGTCCTCGGTCTCGATCCACGCGGCGCCGGTCTGGTTGCGGGCTTCGGCCTTCCGCCGCACGGTCCAGGCCATCGCCACAAGCGCGTTATACTGTTGTTCCCCGCTCATGCTCTCCCACTCGGCGCGGGCGGTCTTGGTGTTCTCGTTCATTGTCTGTTGCCCTCCTTTAGTAGTTTTCGGCGTTCTTCTGTTGCCGGTAGTATTCGCGGCGTGCTGCGTCGTAAGCGCTCCGCTGGGTGGCGTTAAAGCCGCAGGCGGCGAAAAGCTCGGCGCGGTCGGTGTAGTCCTCCACGTTGGAGCAGTTGCCAAAACATGAAATTACGTCATAGTCCGCTTGCCAGTTGATCCCGTATTCGTGATTATACATTTCCGACAGAAACGCGCTTTTCCAGTATTCCGCGTTTTCTTTGTTGCACTGTTCGGCCTCGTCAAGCCCTCGCAGCAGCTCCGCGCCGCGTTTCACAAAGTCGGCGTTTTCCGGGGCATAGTACGCCATGAAAACCGGGGAAAAAACCATCTTTTCCGTTTTCTTCTCGATCTCCGCCCGCTCCGCGTCGCTGCCGATGAAAAACGCGGAAATATACGGGCGGCGCATGGCGTAGTAGTTGCGGATGTAGTAGGATTTGGCGGTGTAATCGTCGTAGCTGTTCACGGTCTGCAACTCCTCATCCGTGAAAAGTTTTCCGGAAAGCTCCCGGCGGTAAAGCTCGCGCAGCTCGTCCCGGCTCTTGCCTTTGTGGTGTAGTTCGTAGTCGTTCGCGTATTTAATGTGCTGGCCGTCGGCGGTGACGCAGGCGGAAAAACCGAAATAACCGCCGAAGTCGATATAATAGACCGTGTGCCCCTTGATCGTCTCCACTTCATCCGCGAAGCTGGCCAGATCCGCCGCGCTCATGCTCTCGATGTCCTTGATAGTGTAGTTTTTGAGCTCCATTTTTTTAGTCCTCCTTGTAAATAATAGTTATGGGGCGGGGCTGATACGCTCAACCCCTCCGGAAGCGTCAGGCGCTGCGCCGCTGCTTGGCCTCCATCAGGTCGAAAAGCTGGGCCTTCAGCCGGTTTACTTCGGTTTCAAGTGCTTTTCGCTTCGCCCTCTCCGCCTCCAACTGCTGGCGGCAATCGTCCCGGACGGCCTCCGCCGCGCTCCTGCCCTTGCTGTTGGCCTTGTTCAGCTTCCGCGCCTTGTCAAGAGCGGATCGCGCTTTGTCGCGCTGGGCTTCGGCCTCCTGGCGGCGCTGGCGCTCCTTCTCGCAGTCGGCGGCGTTTCGCATCATCGCGCCACAGTTCAAATAGCCGGTGCGGAAATTCGCGTCATGGATAAACCAGTTTCTAATTGTAGTCCGCGCCACTTCGTCATCGATCTTCTCGATCTCTAACAGGGCCTCAAGTTCTACCTTTGTCATCGTCTGTACCTCCAAAAAATTTTTTTGCTTTGCCTTTGCTTTACATATAGAATTATAATACTAAAACATGATAATATCAATATGTAATATTATACAAGAAAATGACAATATCATTGTAAAAATTGACAAAATCAAAAAATCGTGTTATCATGTGCACAATTTCAGCCCGTGCCGGTAGACTATATAGCGACACGGGCACAAAAAGAGGTGATACAATGGATGCAAGCCGCGCAACCCGTCATTTGCTTGTAGATTCCGGCATCCGTGAAGCCGAACTTGCAAGACGTATCGGCATAGCCCCGCAAAACCTAAACACCCGGTTAAAATCTCCGCAAAACTGGCGCGTTGATGACCTGGGCAAAATTGCGGCCGCCTGCGGTGCCCGCTTTGTCTGCGGGTACGAGACCAGCGCCGGGGATTTTATCGAGATTACGCCGACCGCCGACGCCCCCACCACCTGAACAGCAGCCCCGGAAAAATGCGGGGCAAAACACGAACAGCGCCCCCGGAGATTTTCCGGGAGCGCTTTTTTCATGCCCGAAACCGGGCGGAAAGGAAAACACCATGCAAGGCAAAAGAATCAAGCAGTTCATCAAGTGCGGTCACACGATTAAGGACGAGTTCTTCGAGGGGGTGAGTGGCCCCCTCTGTAAGGAGTGTTTGAAAGATCTGATGGTCTATAACACGCTGAAATCCATGGGCTTTGTCAAGGAAATGAAGAAGGAGGCCGCCGCCCTATGACCGTCTTTTCCTACATCGTCACCGCCACCGGCGCCGCCACCCTGGCGGCGCTTTTTGTTCGCCTGCTGGACCGAATCGACCAGCCCCGCAAACGCTGAACAGCCGCCGCGCCGCCTCTGGGGAGTTGGGCGCACCAGCTCCACCCCATCGAAAAAAGTAAATTCGTTCCCTTGACACGGGGAACAGACTACACAACAGGAGGAACACAAAATGAACACCAACAAAACCGAATCCATCCGCTTTTTCTGGAACGGAATCAAGGTAAACGGCGGAAAACTGATCCGCTGTTTCTACTTCACCGACAGCAAAAGCGACAGCGTGACCATCAGCGCCCGCGATTATGACCACCTCCCCCGCGACCTGTTCACCGTCAAGAACGAAACCGACCTTTACACCGACTATTTCGACAGCGACAGCGCCACCTTGACCCCGGCGCACCCCCTCTATAAGTACGCCCGCGCCGCCGCGCTCAAATCTGCCATGCGCGGCGAGCCTGAGTATATCGCCAAGCTGGAACAGGACGCCCGGGACGCCCAGCAGCCGGGCCGCTACCACTGGCGCAAGCCGGAGGACATCCGCGCCGAAATCGACCGGCGGCAGGCACAGCTTGACCGCAACGCCGCCGAGCTGGCCACCCTGCCCAAAGGCCACCCCACCGCCGCCGACGTGGAAGCCGTCCACGAGATGAACACCGCCGCCGAGTCGGCGCGGCTGGCGCGTGAACACGCCGAACAGCTGGAACGCCGGGAAAAGGCCATCCGCACCCGCAACGAAAACCGCGCTTTCATCGAACAGACCGCCGCCGCACACCCCATCAAGGACGGCGCCCCGGTCGTCACCGTGGAATGGAGCGAAAACGGTGCTTTTGATGATGGTATGAAATTCTCCGTCGCCGCTGCCGAGATCATTTTCAAGACGCTGGACGAGCAAAACTATAACGACCAGGAACGCGGCTATGACAAAACCAGCTTTTCCATCACCTACACCAACGCCGACGGCGAGCAGGACACATATAAAGGCCGCTATGACCTGGGCGACAACGAGGGCGGACTCATCGCCCACATTCGCAGCTTTGGCGCGTTCCTGCGCGACAAGGGCAACTTTGGCAGCGGCAAGCCTACCGACGAGGACAAGGAGACCGGCGCGGCCATCGTCACCGTAGCCGACCTGCTGGAGCAGTACACCGAGGGCGGGCGCGTGGTCTCCGTCATGCCCGCGCCCTGGCTGGAAGAATACAAGCGCCGCAAGGCTGAACAGGCACAGCAGGAGCAGGAACAGGCCCGCCAAGACTTCGCCGACATTCTGGAATCGGTGCAAATGCTGACGGATGAACAGCTTGAACGCGCCGTTTTTGCCATCAGCCCCACCGATAAAGAGAAAATCGACGTGGCTCGTTTTTTCTTGCAGGAACTCAGCCGCCGCGACGAAGCAAACGCGCTTGCGGTGTTCCGCCGCTGGAAGCGCGGCGAGTCTCCCGAACAGCCAGACTAAACCAAACCGGGGCGGCATCCGCCGCCCCACGCACAAAACCAAATCACAAAACGGAGGTGCACACCATGAAAACAGCTGGATACTGGTCTTGCAGAAATGAGATCATCAACGCGCATCTTTCTATCCCGCACAAATACGAACCGTTCACGGAGATTTTCGACGTGGAGCAGCTCGCCGCCATCCGTGACAAATACGGCGTTGACCTTTACCGCGAGTGCTACGCCGATGCAACGCACGAGGTCATGGAGGCCGCCAACGTCACAACCCATCTTCGCGCCCTTGGCGTAGAATGTAAGCCGATTTTTACCCCGGACGACTGCCATGTGAACTATATCGCCGTGTTTTCCCTTGGCAACACGGCCGCCCAGCGTATCAACGAGATCGCCCGCAAGGCTAATCTTTGCGTCCTGTTTCAGTGCCCAACCCATTGACCCCGCAAATCAGGAGGTAAAACCATGAACACCTACCAGCGCGGCAAGGACGCCGCCCGCGCCCAAGCCATCCAATGGCAAGCCGACTTTCCCGACCGTTCCAAACCGTTGGCGGCCATCGCTGCCGAACAGAGGCACCTTGAACAGCTGGCCCGCCGCTATGGTCTGGTCCGCGAGTTCCGAGAAAACGCCATCATCTGAACAACGAAAGGAGAAATCACCATGCCCACCATCAAGTATCCCATCCCGGAGGCGGCCGCCGCCCGCACCTACTGCGACGCCATCGCCGCCAATGCCGCCGTTTTGAAAGACGTTATCACCGGCGACCCCACCGGCGACACCGCTACCAACGCCATTTCCGCCATCCGCCACAGCCTGGACGAGCTGGAAGCCTACGCCGAACAGCGCCGCCAGGAAAACAGCGAACAGCGCGACGATACCCCCTATAAGCACGTTTATTTCCGCCTGAACTCCGGTTATGTATGGGGCAAGGGAATGGACCAGGACAAGACCGAGAATTTCTATAGTGACATTCTGGGCCTGTTCGCCGCCGAGGGATGGACCATCAAAGAACCGTACCGGAACGGCAGCGGTGCCACCGTCGCCAACGGAAACAGCTCCCTTTATATCCACCCGCAGGCGGTCAGCGGCTACGTCACCGAGGAATTGATCCCCGCCGTTTCCGCCGCGCTGGAACACGGCTGCACCTTCCAGCACTACGCCACCGACATCTACGAGACCGCCTACAACTGGACGGCGCAGCAGTACCGGGACTATCTGAACAGCAAGCGCGGCGACATAAACGCCGCCCTGCTGGAGGCGTTCAAAACGCCCCGGCGCAACCTCTATAAATTTGACTACAACGCCCTGCCCGTGGTCATCAGCAAATTCCACGTCCAGCGCCTGGACGGCCAGAACGGCCATTGCACCGGCGACATCACCGAGCAGGTGATCCGCGAAATGTTCACCGCTCTTGTGAACACCGGCAAGATCGACCGGGGCGAGACCAAGAACGGCGCCGCCTACCGCACCGCGCCCCGGCGGCGCACCTGACGAAGAAAGGAGCCCCCATGCCCACACGAATCAAGACCCGCACCGCGGCCACGGAGCAGGAGCGCCAGCAGCTCCTCTCCGCCGCTGCCGCCCTCCGCACCGCCGCGCCGTACCTCAACGCCGAGCAGCGACAGCGCGTCTGTCAGGCAGCGAACAACTGTATTGAACAGCACCGCCGCACCATCCACACCGCCGAGCTGGCCGCGCTCATCGCCCAGCGCGACGCCCTCACCGCCTGAACACCAAACCAAAAATCTACAAGGAGGCCACCGCCCATGTTTACCTACGCCACCAAGAAAAACCATTATGGAGATGAACACATCGCCGTTTCCGCCCACGGCGCCGAGATCGCCACCATCAAGGCCAGATCTTACTACGGCAACACGGAATATATTGTCAGCGCCACCACCGGAGGCGACGACCGCGGCGACTACCTGGGCCGCGCCTCCACCATCGCGGGAGCGAAAAAGAAGATCCGCGACTGGTACAGTGAACACAGCGCCGCCGTGACCACCGCCGCAGCGAACAGCCGCGCCGCCGATCTCCGCCGCCTGCCGTCCTTCGACAACAGCGGCTTTTACCCCACGCCCTCCAAACTGGCTGGGAAAATGCTCTCCTGCGTGGACTGGGCAAATGTCTTTTCCATCCTCGAGCCCTCCGCCGGTAAAGGCGACCTTGCCGATGCCGTTACCGCTTTCGTCCGCAGCTACAGGAACAGCCGCCGTATCTCCTTCAACGAGAACAACACCTACATAGACTGCATCGAGCGCGACAGCGACCTTGCCGCCCTCCTGCGCGGCAAGGGGCTGCACGTGGTCCACGACGATTTTCTCACCTTCCGCAGCTTCAAGCAGTACGACCTCTGCATCATGAATCCGCCTTTCGACAGCGGCGACGAACACCTTTTGCACGCCCTCTCCCTCATGGAGCGCGGCGGCCAGATCGTCTGCCTGCTGAACGCTGAGACCATACGCAACCCCTACACTAACCGCCGCAAAATTCTTTTGCAACAGCTGCACGAACACAACGCCCGCATTGAGTTCATTGAAAACGCCTTCCGTCATGCCCAGCGCCCCACCGACGTGGAGATCGCGCTGGTCTATGTGAACATACCGAAAAAAGAAATCCCCAGCGACATTCTTTCCTCCCTCCGCCGCGCCCACGAAAAGAGCACCCCAAGCAGCGAACAAGCCACCGACCTTGCCTCCGCCGACTGGCTGCAGAACATGATCGATGGCTATAACTTCGAGGCCGCCCTGGGCGAAAAGCTTATCAACGAGTTCGCCGCCCTCCGCCCCTACATGGACCCCGGCAGAGATCACGGAGAACCCCTCCTGTCCCTCAAGGTGGGCAACAGGAACACCGGCAACAACGCCACCATGCTGAACGCCTACCTTTTCGGTCTCCGCGCCAAGTATTGGAGCAATCTCCTGCGCCGTCCGGAGCTCACCGACAAAATGACCTCTGTCATGCAGCAGGACTATTACGGCAAGGTCAATTCTCTTTCCGAGTACGATTTCTCCCGGTACAACATCGAAACCGTCATGCGGGAGATTGCCCACCAGCTCTCCCGCGGCGTCGAGGATTCCATCCTTGATCTGTTTGACACCTTCTCCGCCAAGCACTCCTGGTACCCGGAGTGCGCCAACAACATCCATTACTATAACGGCTGGGCGACGAACAAGGCCCACAAGGTGGGTATGAAAGTCATCATCCCCTCCAACGGCTGCTGCGCCAGCTGGGGCCGTGAAAAGCTGGACAGCTACCGGGTGAACAGCCTAATCTCCGATCTGGAACGCGCTATGAACTATCTGGACCGCGGCGAAACTACTTTCCACACACCCATAGATCGCGCCGTCCGCATCGCCAACATGAACGAAATGAACAAGGCGGATTTCACCTATTTCACCTGCACCTTCTACAAAAAGGGCACCTGCCACATCAAGTTTAAGCCGGAGGCGTCCCGCATCATCGACCGTTTGAACATCTTTGCCGGTCAGAAAAAGAACTGGCTGCCGCCCACCTACGGCAAAAAGCACTACGCCGACATGACCGCCGAAGAACAGGCCGTCATTGACGACTTCCAGGGTGCGGACAGCTACGAAAAGACTATCGCCGACCCGTCCATGCTCATCACCTCCGGCAGCGCCCTCATGGCGCTGCCCGGAATGTGAGCGAACACCACACGAAAGGAGCACCACACCATGACCCCCGAAAAGCTTTTGGAAAACCTCTACGCCATCGCCTATTCCCTCCCGAAACAGGAACGCCGCTTTTTCTGCGCCCTGGAACCCTCCATCGACCCGAACACCCACGGGAAGATCAACGCCGGCTACCAGCTGGCGCTCCTGGTCCGCGCCATCCACACCGACATGGCCAAGCAATACAAGCGGGACGACAAGCGCCGCACCAGTGCTATCGCCTTGCGGCGCCTGTACAACGCCTCCGTTTCTAAGAAGGAATGGGTCCGTCCCCATTTCGCCGGCGCGTTTCTGGACGAACAGGGCCGCCAGTACATCACGGACGGCTTCACCCTCCTGCGCCTGAACACGCCCTCCACCGCGCTGCAATGGGCGCCGCCGCCTAACGACCCTCACGTCTACGACACCATACCGGAGCTGCTGAACAGCGACGGCGCCACCATCACCCTCAACCTACCAACTGCCGCCGAGGTACGCGCCAAGATCGCCAGCGACCGGGCAAAATACAAGGCCGAGTCCCACCCCGCAGGGGACACGCTCTCCACCTGCTTCAGCTGGGGCGACGGTCTGCCAATGGTCAACGCCCTTTATCTCTTGGACATTCTGGAGGCGCTTCCCGGCTGCACCGCCGCTTGCCGCCCCGGTGAGCTGTCCATCGTCTATTTCCACAGCCCGGACGGCGACGCACTCATCATGCCCATCCGCAGGCACATCGCCAACAGCACCGACGAACAGGAGGAACGGGAATGAAAAACAAATTCTGCCCCTACAAAAAGACCTGCCGCGACATCTGCTACGGCGAGACTCCTTGTGCATTTGCACAAGCCTTTGACGGCCTCGCCCGCAAGATCGACCGCAAGACCGTCTGCATAGATTCCCTACGCGCTGAAAACGCCGCACTGAAAGCACGGCTGGAACAGGAGGAACACAACGTATGAGCCACATCTGCAAAATGACCGGCATGGAGGCCGTGCTGCCCTGCGCCGCCCCTCAGTGCCCCGCCTACGGCGATTGTGCATCTGCCTATGCCAAATCCCAGCAGGGCTTCCATCTGGAACGGCACCCCAAAACAAACCTTGAACACTTCCGCGAGATGACCGCCGAGCAGTTGGCGGAGTGGATCATGTGTCCCTACTCCGCCGACCCCGACCTCTGCCTCGACGAGGATTGCGTCAAATGCTGCACCGACTTCCTTAACGCCCCCTATGACGGCTTTGACCTCGACCCCGGCGAACAGGACCCGTAACATACGAACAGGAGCGCCAAAAACGCTCCTGTTTCGTCGCAATCCCCACAGAACGCCCTTGCTATTGCCGCTTGAATGTGCTATTCTGACGACAAGAACAGCAAGGAGGCCAATACCGCCCATGACACGAGAGGAATTTATTTTTGCCGCCCACAGCATCCTGCCCTACAGTTTCGAGGACACCAACATCGCCCTGGACCGTGCCTTTGCCGCATCACCGGAGAAGCAGGCATACACGCCCCACGACGTACAGGCGCTGGACCTCGCCCTCCGCCTATCCGGGGCAGCGCCCGAGTTGTCCGGCATCGTCATGGACGAGCAGGACATAGAGGCGCTTTCCGATCCGGAACAGCAAATGACCGCTGCGCAGTTCATCGACGAGGCGGAGCGCCAGGGCTTCCCCCGTCGCCTTGCGGAGCTGGTGACGCAGCACAGTGAACAGGAAACCTACGACATCGCCGACCTGGACGGACTTGGCATTCTCGATCTCGTCATCACCCCGGACCGCTACGACGACCCGGAGATCCACAAAATCATGCAGGCCATTTTCTCCGTTTTCGACGGGGAATAATGATACATAAAATCGAAAGGGGAACAAAACTATGACTACAAACTACACCTGCCCGGAGTGCGGCGCCACCGTTACCCAGGAACAGCTCAGCATCAAGGGGATGTGCCCGGAGTGCGGCTGTCCCTCATCTGCCATCTACGCCGCCCAGCAAAAAAAGGACGCGCAGGAACGCCGCGAAAACGCCGCCAAGGAAGAAGCCGCAGCCGCCGCGCTGCCCAGGACCTCCGACATTCGCTACAAAACCGGAGCCGCCCATATGCTGGAGGTGTTCGCGTACATCGTCTGGGTATGCGGCGGTATCAACGTTATCGCCATCGCCATCTCGGCCAGCCAGCTTCGTTATTCCTACTATTCCTCCGGCGCAACAGGCACCACGCTGTTTTTCCTGGCGGTTGCCGCCGCGGTATCCGCCCTGGTTTTCGGCGGCCTGCTCTACGGCGCATCCAAACTGCTCATTGACGTTCACGCCGCCCGCGTAAACCTGGAACAGCTCAACAAAAAGAAGGAGGCGCAGCAGTAATGGCCCTAAAGACCTGTCCCCACTGCGGCCACAGCGTAAGTGACCAGGCCATAAAGTGCCCCTCTTGCGGCAAGGACCCCCGTTATACAGACTTCCAGCTGGAACAGCAGGAACAGCAGCGCAAGAAAAAGCGCAGAACCGTCGGCATCATCGTCGCCATCCTCGTAGTGATTATCGCTACCGTCTGCGCTATCTTTCTCCCGAACAGGATTCGCTATCAAAAAGGAATTGCTTGCCGCGAAGCTAAGGACTACGAAACTGCAGTTGATATTTTTAATTCTCTTGGCAGTTACAGAGATTCCGACCAAATGGCACTATTATCCATGATGGATTACATTTTTGCCCACCCCACCAGTAATGATCCCATATCAGTAAAGTACGCCGAGCGGTTAATGGAGGCCGGGTATGCTACATCTCTCCCATCAGACAATCCCAGGGGCACGATTACCCATTCTTCTTAGTACAAAAGCAAAACCCCGCACGGCATCAGCCGTGCGGGGTTCTTTTGCCCATAAAATTGTTCTTGACATTTTGCGTTCCATAAACTATAATCTAATTATCGGAACGCAGAAAGTGAGGTGTAACATGAGTCCGAAAACCGGGCGCCCGAAGTCTAAGCACCCAAAGAATGTTGACGTTAAAGTTCGTTTCGACGAGCTTACGCACGAAAAGTTACTGGCGTATTGTGAAGAACACAACATAACCAGAACCGAAGCATTACGGCAAGGTGTGCAGTTACTTCTGACGCAAAAAAAATAAATGTCTCGCCTCCACCCTTCCACAAGCGAAGCGAAACACTTATCCGCCAGCACCGCACGGGCGCCGTCTAAATCTTATTATAGACGCCGCCCCTGCGAAAGTCAACAGCTTTCTGCAGGGGATTTTTGCGCTCATTTTTGGAAATCCACCCTCGGAATCCCTTGACACGGCGTATAGTATGCTGACTACCAAAGATAAACCGAAAGGAGATTTTCACAGATGAACGACCTCGTGACCATCGGCAACACCCAGTTCACTGCCAAGACGCTGGACGGCAAGCCTGTTCTCACCTTCCATGACATCGACGCCATCCACCACCGTCCCGAAGGAAGCGCCAGAAAGCGCTTCAACGACAACCGTCAGAGGTTTGTAGAGGGCGAGGACTACATGAAAATTTGCGCGTCCGAATTTCGGACGCACTTCGATGGACTTTCCAGCAAGGCCACCGAGGACGTATACCTTCTTACCGAGTCCGGCTACCTGATGATCGTCAAGTCCTTCACCGACGATTGGGCCTGGGAGGTACAGCGTCGCTTGGTCAAGACCTATTTCCGCGCCAAGGAGCTGGCTGCCGAAAAGCCCAAGCCTATGTCTACCAATGATTTGTTTGAGCTGCAGGTAAAAATCAACCGCGAGTACGAGAACAAGATCAATGCGCTGGAGGAACGCGCCGAAAGCGCCGACCGCAAAATCAGCACCATCACCGACGTGTTCGCTGCCCCTCCCACCGACGAGGAACGCTGGCGTGACGTGATGAACCGCAAGGTACGCACCATGTGCGAGGAGTACGGTCTGAACTACCACACCACCATCGGTGAGATGTACGCCGAGTTGGAGCGCCGTGCCCATGTTAATCTCTCCGTCCGGCAGAAGAACCTCCGTGAACGTATGCGTCTCGGCGGCGCGAAGTACGCCCAGCGGGAAGCCGTCAGCAAACTGGTGGTCATCTCCCAGGATGCAAAACTTCGTTACATCTACGAGGCTATTGTCCGCGAGAAGGGCGCCCAACTTGCCGCCTCCCGTATGCACTGATTACACATTATATACCCACATTCACATCATACACCATTTATACAGCAGGAGGAAATTTATCATGACAGTCCTTGAAGCGTGCGCCATGCTGGAGCTTGGCGACGGTATCAAACCCAATATTGAACTCACATTCGGCTCTTGCGGCGTTCCGTTCAACCCACAAAACGGCCTTGAGATGATGGCCTACGGCGATTTCCTCATCGAAACTTGCCACGTCTGGGAGGGCGGTGTCAACCTCGTCCTCAAGCAGCAGTTCTGCAAAAAGAACTGGAACGCATAAGGAGGGCACAGCATGATCCCCTCCAACATCAATTTGGGCGATACCGTCACCCGCCGCATCGAGGCCACAGACCGCAAGGCCACCGGAACAGTCGTTTACATCCACCCGGAGGGCCGCTACTACACCGCCGAATTTGACCTCGGTCTCTACAAAATCCGCGAGTCCTTCAACACCTGAAAATTCTTTCAAAAACTTTCAGAAGTTCCCTTGACACGGGGCGCATACTTAAAATTGCCGAAGGGGAGACCCCTTCCCCGACGGCTTCGGTGTACCCCCCGAATTATATAAGCCCTTCCGTAAGAAAGGCTGCACCGGTCTTACATCCATTCTTCCGGTGTTCCCAGCGCAATTCTGGCAGGAACGCGGTCACGGGGGCGCAAGCCCCTCTGTCGCACGTCAGCTCGCCCACCAGGACGTAAACAAGGTGGGGGTCCGGTGTCGTAGCTCAGCTGGCAGAGCAGCTCATTCGTAATGAGCAGGTCGTGGGTCCGATCCCCACCGATACCTCCAATTCTACGTGGACACCGCGAGTGACGAGCGTATAGCGGAACAGCCGTATGGGTGATGCGAAGTCCTGAAGTAAGCCCCTCAAGCCTCGATGTTGTAATTGCGCCTGTGATCTGCTGGCAAAAGCGAGGCACGGAAAAGATCTGGCGGCTCGGAAAGACGAGCAACCCCCTCAATGCAGATGTACCTCAGCCGTGGAAGAGGGTCTGATCGTAGCGTAAAGCGCGAGCTCGGAAAGTCGCAGGTTCGAATCCTGCCGTCTGCACCATAGGCGTGACCTCTTGCCTCGCAGCCGCACGGAGCGTAAGCCTGCGGAAGTGGTCTTTCCTGTGCGCTGTACGAAAGCGGCAGGACGAAGTAATTTATGTATTGGCTGGCACCGGCTTTGTAAAGATGAACGGATGCGACCGACGTACCGGCGCAGGGCTGAAAAGTTCCGTGGTTGGTTCGGGTGCCGGCGTGTGCGGCGAAAATCCGAGGCGATAACCTATAGATGTGGAAGCGGCGTGGTGGCGGCTGTCTTTGGACAAGGCCGCCGTGTAGGTCAGTAGCCATCCGCACCGGCACCCCGCCAACTGTGTCCCCGCAAAATTTGCAGCGTTAGTGTTCAACGGTCAGCACACCAGCCTTCCAAGCTGGGAGTGGCGGTTCGAATCCGCTACGCTGCTCCATGCCCGCCTGATGGATGACTTCCCCCGTCAGGAATGAAACCTCCGCATCTGGCAGCGGTGTCGCCGGGTCGAACCAGCCGGTAGCATGATTTGGGCGTGACAGCGAACGAAGGACGCCCCACCCCATCGGGGAGGCGGGCATCCCCCAGCCCGTCCTCCCCACTCTCTACGCAGGAGCGCCGTTGGGGCGCTTGCACGGCACACACAGAGATCTCCTTTCTGCTGCTGTTGTTCGGACACATCAACACCTCCAATGTTCATGTTCTATTTTCCGTGCGCCGGCAAGCCATGCGGGTTCGACTCCCGCCTCCTGCTCCATCGGACGCGATAGGCGTCCGCGGTCCAGATAGGACCTCCTTTATAAATGCTGCGGCTGTAAGAAGCAGCACCGGGTTTTGTTCATTTTCCCCGGCTCCTGTTGGAATACAGGCAGGCCAAGCGATTTCTCCTTCCGGGCGGCGCGGTCTGGGCAGCCCGCCGCCCAACCCCCTGGGGGATTAGCTCAATCGGCAGAGCAGGCCGCTCATAACGGCCCGGTTCCGGGTTCAAGTCCCCGATCCCCCACCAGCCGCAAGGCGATAAAACGTTTCAGTCTGAAATCTACAACAGAAAGGAGGCACATTCCATGACCAAGAGCGAGTTTATTTCTACTCTGGCAGCAGCGACCGACATGAAGAAGTCCGACGTCGAGCGCGTGATCGCCGCCGCTGCCAACACCCTTACCGGCGTCATGCGCTCCGGCGACAGCGTGAATATCTCCGGCTTCGGCATCTTCACCAGCAAAGTCCGCGACGCGCACCCCGGTAAGAACCCCGCTACCGGCGAGGCCATCACCGTCCCCGCTAAGCGCGTGGCCATCTTCAAGCCCGCAAAACAGCTCAAGGATGCCGTCAACAGCTGACGGCGCAGGGCCGTACCCACACAAAATATCCCACATTACGAGCCGGACGGCACACCGCCCTCCGGCTTGTTTTGTAAACTATATTTCCGTTGCGTTTTGAATATTTCCTATAATCCACACACAAACCACGAAAGGAGTAATTCCCATGATCTACTTCGACAACGCCGCCACCACACCGGTGCTTCCCTGCGCGTGGGAGGCCATGCAAGCCGCGCCGGAGGCAAACCCATCCAGCAGCCACGCCGCAGGGCGTGAGGCAAAAGCCGCGCTGGAAAACGCCCGCGCCGCCATCGCCCGGTGCCTCAACTGTGCTCCCTGCGAGGTCTACTTTACCTCCGGCGCCACGGAAAGCTGCAACTGGATGGTCAAATGTCTCCGCATAGAGACAGACAGCATCATCTACAACGACACCGTTCACCACGCCGTCAGCGGGGGCATCCACGCCTATTCTTCCCCCAATGCGCCCCGCGGAAAGCCCTCCGCCGTCCTTTCTCTCGTCAACAATGAAACCGGGCAGATATGCGATGTGGACGCTTTCTGCCGCAAAAACCGTCCGCACCGCATCGGCATAGACGCCACCGCCGCCGTAGGCCACATCCCCGTGGACTTCAAGGCGCTGGGTGCGGACTACATGGCTTTCGGCGGCCACAAGTTCGGTTCCCTCAAGGGCATAGGCGCGTTGATTGTCAAGGAGGGGTGTCCCATCGCCCCCATGATCTTCGGCGGCGCACAGGAGCGCGGTATGCGCGGCGGCACGGTCTCCGTCCCCCTTGTCAGCTCTATGGCCGCCGCCCTCACCTGGCGCTCCCTCCACATGGAGGAAAACGAGAAAGCTATCCGCGCCGTCGCTCAAGAGCTTATCATTTCCCTTGGTTGCCACCGTGTGGATTTCGACATCAATCTGCCCGGCGGCAAAAGCAGCAAGGATTGCGCTCCCCACATCCTCTCCATCCGTTTTCCCGGCGTCTACGGCGCTGCCCTCGCCGCCGCCCTCAGCGTAAACGGCGTCATGGTGTCTACCGGCTCCGCCTGTTCCTCCGGCGACAACGCCGCCTCCGCCAACCTCATGGCCAGCGGCCTTACCGAGCAGGAGGCACTGGAGACCATCCGCTTCTCCTTCGACTGGTACAACACCACCGCCGAGGCATCCGAGGCCGCCGGCATCATCGCCGATATTGTCCCCACACTCCGTCGCGGCTAAATTTTGAAAATTTTTTCAAATCCCTTGCACAAAATCCGCATTTGCCGGTAGACTATACTATGACAAAATTCTGTAAGGAGGACACCACCATGTCTATCAGCCCTGAAAAACTCAAGCAGTACATCTCCCTCAAGGAAGCGGCCCTCACCCTGCGCCCCGACTTCGCCGTGGACTTCAACGATCCCAAACCCGAAAGCGAAGCCGCCACAGTCTCCGTTGTGCTCCATACGCCGTTCATCGGTCTGGACAGGACAAAAACCGCCATCGCTTCCCTGTTCACATTCTGCGACACGTTCATTGTCGCCGACAGCGATGTGATCCACAATATCGTCCGCTTCACCTTTGGCGTGGACGGTATGCAGAAGGAGGAATGACCCCATGCTCGTCACCAACGTGATAAAGCGCGAATACCCCTTCACCGTCCGCCGCAAGCGGGACGGCGAGATTATGACCATGCTCATCACCGCCGAAAGTGAGTCCGCCGCCCGTCTGCTGCTTCCCGACACCGTGGAGCTGGTGGGACCACGCGAACCCCACAGGAAGGAGGAATGACCCCATTATGCCAAGACCCGCCCCTCAAATCATTGGGAAAAAGTTTGGACACCTTACCGTCGTCAAAAAAGCCGAAGAAAAAGGCCGTACAAGATACCTTTGCCAGTGCGATTGTGGCAACAGCGTCGAGGTCTTTGCATCGAGCATTATAAGTGGTCACACGAAAAGCTGTGGCTGTATAAAGCGCGATCAGCCTGCGCATAACTTCTTCGATATTACCGGGATGAAGTTCGGGCACCTCCATGTGCAAGGTGTCGACCACAAATTTAACGGGAGGGTTTATTATAAATGTCTGTGCGACTGTGGGAAAGAAATCGTTGTTCTCGGAAACTCTTTGAAGCGTGGTGCTACACACAGTTGTGGATGCGCACGATCTCAGGCGATTTCAAAAAAAATACGCACACACGGCGAGTCCTCCACACGGTTATTCCGGGTTTGGACCGGCATGAAAAACCGATGCTATAACAAAAACGAGCCGTCCTACCAGAATTATGGCGCTCGCGGAATCGGTGTATGCTCGGAATGGTTAAACAGCTATGAAGCGTTCCGAGACTGGGCTTTAGCAAACGGCTACGACGAAAATGCGCCCTACGGGGAATGTACGCTTGACCGAATTGACACAAACGGAGATTACTCTCCGGGGAATTGCCGTTGGGCAGATCTTACAGTTCAGGCCAACAATAAGACTACCAGCCACTTTATTGACTTTCGCGGTGAGCGCCATACCATAGCAGAGTGGAGCAAAATTTTGGGCATCCCAAAGCATATTATAAACACTGGGCTCCGTGCCGGTAAGCCTTTTTCGGAAATCATTGAGCTACCACATATTAGGAGAACCTATATAACACTTGGTGGAAAGACTCTCTCTATTTCGGCATGGGAACGCGAAATGAATCTTGCGCAAAAAACTATTTCGCGGCGATTAAAGCAAGGGTGGAGCGCCGAGGATGCAATATTAACACCCTCAGCCAAAAAGAAAAAGGAGTGTGCAAAAAATGGGCAGAAGTAGCCGTGCAGAAATGAAATTGTGCCAAGCAACAGATTCCTACATCAAAAACTGCGCCGCCACCGGCGCTTCTCCCCGCACCGTCGAGGCGTACACCGCCACGCTGGAGAACTTCGTCAACTTCTTCATCGAGTCCAAAGAGAATTACGCCGACCCCTCCTACGCCACCATCCTTTTGTGGCGCGACAACCTGATCGACAGCGGCTGCAGCAACTACACCGTCGCCCTCTACGTCAACCGGCTCCGCACCTTTTTCGACTACGCCAGCGACCCCGAGTGCGGCGGCTGGTACGCCAACAATCCTGTCTCCCGTCGCCTGACGCCCGACACCCGCAAGACCGCCCGTCGTCCCTACGATGTGCTTCTCACCGACCAGCAGGTGATGAAGCTTTGGCGCAACGACAAGCCCGCCACCGCCAAGGCGAAAACATGGCCCCGGAATTACGCCATCGTCATCATGCTTCTAACCACCGAGCTCCGCAACGCCGAGCTTCTGGACCTCACCCCGGCGGATCTCCACTGGGAGGACGGCGAACTCTCCGTCGAGAGCGGCAAGGGCAGTAAGTTCCGCCGCATCGAATTTCCCGACATCGCCCAGTCCGCCGTCCGTATCTATCTGGCCAGCGGCATCCGCCCGAAGGATCTTCCCGACACAGCGCCCCTGTTCGGCAATACCGCGCCAAAGGGTTCCTTCGGTCCCCGCACCGGCGATGAGAACCGCGAGTGGCAGCGCGGCTCTCGTCAGTGGCTCTCCACCCTTGTGGAATCCCACGTCAGGGCAGTCACCGGCGTTCCCGACATCCGCAGCCACGACCTGCGCCATGTAGGCGCCCGCATCGACCTCAACGCCGGTATGAAGCAGGAGGAGCTTCAGTCCAAGCTGGGTCACACCAATCCCAACGTTACCCAGCGCTATTCAGGCCGTCTGCTTTCCCGCACCGGCAAGCGCTCCGCCGCCCTCGTTCTCGAAGCCCGTGAGCGTCAGGCGGACATCAATGCCAACATTTTGGCCGGGAGGGTACAAAATGCGTAAAGATTTGTCACCCGCCATTGACGCGCCCGCCCGTTTGTGCTACAGTAAATGTGATGCAGCCCTCCCTTTACACACAGGTTGCGTCTCCCACTTTTCAAGCCCTCCCGCCGCCGAGTGTTACCCCCCTTCACTCCCGGCGGGAGGCATCTTTCTATTTCGCCCGTAAACGCCCTCTGCGGCGTTTCTTTTTTACCCGTCAATCTACCCTCCTGTTAAAGTAGAAAGCCCCCTGTGACACTCTGTGCGCCGCAGGGGGCTTATTTTTATTTCTCCGGTCGTTTTTGTCCTATCGCCTTATGCGCTCCGCGGTCACTTCACGATCTCCCACGTGCCGCTTTTCCCGTCCGCGCTCCGCGTCACCTTCACGGTGTACGTTTCGGTCACGGCCGGCTGTTCCGGTGTCTCCGGCTGTTCCGGCTCCTGCGGCTTTTCCGGCTCCACATATTCCAGCCCGCAGAACTCGCACAGCGCCTTGCAGTCCGCCACAGCGCAATCCTCCATGTGCTCGTGGAACCACGCCGCGTCCTCCGGGTTGTCGTGGTACACGTGCTCCTGGTACACGGCGTAAGCGTTGGTGTCGTCCAGCTCGTGCAGGTCGCTCCGCGTCGCGGTCCGGCAGCCGTGGGGGTAGATGGCCTTGCGGTACTTCACCATCAGCTCTGCCAGCTTCTTCCCGTTGGCGCTGCTGGGGTGGTACATGGACAAAAATCCCTTTACCGTGCCGTGCCCGGTGGGGCCGTTGGTGCTGCCGTTGGTGTGGGACACATAGTGCACCTTTGCGCCCCACTCGTTGCTCTCCTTGATGGCGCGGTACATATAGTCCGGGCCGTACTCGTCGCTCATGGGCGTCCGGCGGGGACCGCGCATGATGTCAAAGCCGCACCGCTCCAGCATGGGCTGCAAAATATCCAGAAACTCATTGTTTTCGAGAGTTTCAAAACATTGCTGGCCATCGGGACGCTTATAGCAGCACTGGTTGGCCTTGTGGTACGCCGGGGACAGATAGATCTTCGGCTTCTCCGCCGGCGCGTCCTCGTCGCTCTCCTGATAATCCGGGTAGCCGAAGGTGTACGAGGACTTCACGCTGGCGTACTCCTTCTCGTACACGCCGCCGCCGTTGACCACCACGCCGCTCTGCGGGCTGGTGTTGCCCTCTATGGTGCGGAAGCCCTTGCCCACGATCTCCGTCACAATGCCCGTGTGATCGTCGCCGAAGAATACCTGTGCGCCCACCTTCGGCGTAGTGCCCAGCTGCCCCGCAGCCTTGAAGTACCGCTTCAGGTAGTACACGCCCGCGCCCAGACTGTCATCCGGCAGGTTCTGCAGCCGCTTCGCCTCTGCTACGCCGAACGCCTGCACGTTCACCCACGCCACGAACGTGGTGCACCACGGGTATCCCTGCTTTTTCCCGTTGTAGAAATGGGGGATGGCGTCAATGTCCCGTGCGTACTTCGTGAAGTTCTTGTCCCCTGCGTTGGCGGTCTTGCTGTCGAGATAGTGTGTCTCCGGCGTGTCGTTGGAAGCCTTCTCAAGATAGCCCAGCTCCTCCCGGGCTATCTTGATGACCTTACTGGCGCCGTTCATGCTGCTTCCCCCAGGTCCTTCTCCTTCTTATAGCTGGCGCTGGAAATGCCCAGCACAGCACCGAGGAAAACGGTGATGCAGGAGATGGTGCTCACGATCTGCTCCGCATAGGGCCAGCCCCAGATACCGGCCAGACCGGAGTACAGCGCCGCAATAGCGGGCAGCACGATGATAACGCACCACTTGATGATGTCATACATACGATTGCTCAGCTTCATAGTTACTTCCTTTCCGGCTTTACGCCTCTCGCTTGATGGGCAGCTTCCTTACTTCCTCCATGACCCGTTTTGCACTGCCGTTGCCGCCCATCTTTTCATACGGCTGGTACAGATAGTCATTGAGGTTTTCGTACTCATCCTGCGTGACGTACCCTCTCGTCACGTACACCATGCCAAGATGGATGATGCGGTCATGCGCCAGACCCACCAGCATCTTCCGCTCCGCGTTGTTCTTGTCCGCACGCTTCGATACCAGTGCCCACAAACCGCTGCTTGTCAGCACCGCTACCGCCAGCGGTACGGCGATCTGCTGTACCCACGGTTCCATTCGCCGCGTTCTCCTCTCAAATTATTTTTGCACCCTCGACACCCTTCGACCGTTTCTGACACGCCACCTGTGCTATCCTGCTTGCAGAAAGGAGGTGTTCCCATGCCCGAGTATTTCACCCTGTTCAACGCCGTCACCGACGCCATTGCCCAGCTTGAAAAGGCCGTTGCCGCACTTAAACAGGCACAGATCCGTGCCGAGGAAGCCTACATCCAGCGGGGGGAGTAATCTCCCCGCCCTTTATTCTGCGTACACGCTCTCGATCAGCGCACACAGGTCCGTGTACTGCTCGTCCGTGATGCGCCCCACGGCGAAAAATACGTCGCACTTCTGCTGCGCCTCCTCCCGGGTCTTGTAGAACCGCTTGTTGATGAGCTTCGTCATAATGTTGTACATAGTCGTTCTCCTTTCAGTTTGTCGTTACGCTTCCTTGTGCAGGCGGATGCACACGATGCCCGAGCCGCCGGCAGCACCTTTTGAGCGCCCTTGGGGCGAATCAGAAGCAGTACCGCCCCCTCCACCAGAGCCCGTATTTTCCTGACCAGAGGTTGCCTCTCCAGCGATACTTCCACCATTTCCTCCCCCGCCTTCGCCCCCAACACCTGCGGTACCTTGGCCGTTCCTATCGTACGTAGAGCCACCGCCACCTCCGCCGGCATAAAGCTTACCGGTAGTCTCGCCAAACTCTCGTGTAGTAGTGCCTTGTCCAGAACCGCCTGTGGAATAATTGTTATATGTGTTTCCTCCGCTGGAGCCGTCGGAGCCACCATTAGCTGCATTTTTTGTAGCCGTCGTGTTAGTTGTTCCACCAGCTCCTCCACCAGAGCCACCAGGGCTGCCAATGTAATATGAACCTGAATTCCTACTGCCGCCTTCAACAGAGCTGCCAAAAGCAGACGTAGAGCCTCCGGGGTTTGATGGGTCAGTATAAGAAGCACTTTCTGCACCACCGCTTCCAATGATTATTTGATATCCCTGTTTCGCCATTGGGATTATATTGGTTAGCGTTTTTGTAAACCCGCTACTGCCACCAGCTCCACCATTGCCGCCGTTGGACGCTGCTCTCCCACTGGCCCCTCCCCCAACAAGGAATACATCAATAGGTGTTTCCTTCTTGAACGTAATCACACCACTGGTCAGCAGCTCTACCACACCATCCTCAAGCCGTTCGTTGTACGTTCCGGTGTACTCAAACTCTAACCGTTTAGCAGTACCCCCCCCCCGCAATTAACGCTTTGCCGATAATCATGCTCATCCGATAACCTCCATATCCGCCTGATAGATGGTTTCCACAGCCTCGCCCAGCTGCTGCGTCAGGCTGTCTATCTCCTTGTTGGCCTCCTCCAGTGCCGTCAGAACCTCTTTGCCGTCACGGTAGAACTTCCCCTCCGTGTACGTGTCGCCCATGCCCACAGGCCGGTCGCCTGTGTACACCGCCGAGGGAAAGAACTGCTCGTTCCGCTTGTCCATTTCGATGATGTTCGTAACAACACCGTTTTCCACTAATGCGTATCTCACTTAATCACGCTCCTTAATCCGAAATCTTGGTGGCGTTTGCGGTGAACCATGCGTAGAACTCCGGAGAAACTACTTGATAGCGATTCCAGAATTTTATGGTTTTTGCTGTTGATTGCCTCCACATGTTATGTGTAAAGTCATATACCAGTACATAATTTGTCGACAAATCACCGGAGTTATGCCCAAAGCACAGATCGGTTGTGCCAGAGAATGCTCTTGCGCCCATCACGGCATAAAGGCTGGAACCGGCATAGACAAATGTCCCGTCATAATCGAAGTTCTCTGTAAACAAAGCGCTCGGCATGGTAAGTGTGTCATTAAACCTCCACGTTCCACTCAGCACGTTCTCAGTGGGGTCGTCTTGGTGCAGGCGGATACACACGATACCGCTGCCGCCAGCAGTCCCTTGACCGCCGGTGCCTCCACCACCAGCAAACCCTTTCCCGCCGCCGCCACCGCCACCGGTATTAGCTGTAGCGTCAGTTGTGGAATTCCCGTTTGCACCGCCCCCTTCACCGCCAGCTCCCGCAGTTCCATAGTTTCCGTATATTCCTTGACCGCCGCCACCTCCACCGGCATACAGTTTTCCGGTTGCTTCGCCAAACTCTCTTGTGGTGGCGCCTTGCCCTTTCCCAGGGTTTCCGGTTGTTGCGCTACCGACATTGCCACCATCAGCTCCGTTTGACCCTCCATCACCAGCGTTTGTTTGCCCGCTTGCAGAAACGCCGCCTTTACCGCCGCCAGAGCCGCCGTTAGCAACAGTTCCACCTGTAACTGTGTAACCAAAAGCCGAAGTCTCCCCGCCGGAGTTGCCACCACCGGTGCCGCCCGCGCCAATAACAACTTGGTATGCCACCCCTTTTCGCAACAAAGCGTTTACAATAGTTCTTGTGCATCCACCGCTACCTCCGGCTCCGCCGTTGCTGGATGTTCCAATAGACACACCACCGGCACCACCGCCAACCATGAATACATCCACATACGTATCCTTTTTCATCGTAAGGATACCGGTTTCCAAAAACTCCACTACACCGTCTGCGGTACGCTCATTGAATGTACCGCCCGTGTAGGTGAAATCCAGCCGATTGGCAATTCCGCCGCCCCCTGCTGTCACCGCTCTGCCTGTAATTGCCATATAAACCTCCGTTCCCGACCTCCGAAACGGAGGCCGTGTTTATTCTTTGTGTACGCGCATACAGATGATGCCCGAGCCGCCGCTTCCGCCCGAGGTACTGTCGCTGGGAGAATAGGCGTAATTAAAACCACCGCCTCCGCCTCCACCAGTATTAGGAGTTCCGTCCCCAGCAGAACCACGGAATTTTGCACCATTGCCACCGCCGCCTGCGCCACCGGCTCCGGAGTCTGCATTATATCCGTCGTCGTATGTAGCGCCACCGCCGCCGCCGCCGGAATACAATTTCCCGGTAGTCTCGCCAAACTCCCTTGTAGTTGTGCTCTGTCCGGTTCCGCCTGCGCCACCGCCATTGGCACCGGAAGCACCATCAGAACCACCGCCCCCGCCAGGTGCACGACTGGCACTATTCGCATAGCTGCCTCCACCACCGCCAGAGCCGCCGTTGCCACCTTCCCTGGTACTGGTTGATGCGTGTTTTCCACCCTCCGATGCTGTAAAAAACCCATCGGATCCAGTGATAGATGTTGTCCCTCCGTCTGTGGGGCTCGCTCCAGTTTTTGTCGACCCCCCTGTGCCACCAGCCCCAATAACTATGTTATAAGTGCCTTTTCGAAGTAGGGTATTCAAAACCGTCTTTGTGTAGCCTCCACCACCCCCACCGTTACATAAAGCTGATAGTTGGCCGTTTTGTGCGCCTCCACCGCCGCCGCCCACAAGAAACAGGTCCGTGTACACGTCCTTCTTGATGGTCAGCACGCCGGTAGACAAAAACTCCACAACGTTGTCCTCTGCGCGGCGGATGTACTGCCCGGAATACTCGAAATCAATATCCGGTGCTACACCACCCCCCCCCGCAATTTGCGATTTACCGATAATAACCATCGTTAGCTTACCTCCTTTACTTCGTACACCGTCACCTGAACGATCAGGTCAGCGGTGGGTTTCTCGCCCACAGCCACGGCGGTGAACGTCCCGTTCTCGTTCTTGATGTAGATGGCGTTGGTGCTGTCGTCCAACATCTGCTGGATGACCGTATCATCCGCTTGGATGTCCACCTGTGTGGTGGCCGTGCCGCCTGTGATGCTTACCCCCTGGCTGTACGGGCTTGCGCTGCCTGTCCAGCCCGCCGCCGTCAGCGTCAGCGTCAGCTTGTCTATCTGCTCCTGCTTGTCCGGCACAGCGCCGCTCAGTTCCTCCACCTCGTTGCACAGCGCGTTCAGGTTCTCCGCGTTCAGTGCAGGCGGCGCACCGTTGTTCCATCCGGGGTTCTTGTAACCTGCCATATCGTCCCTCGCTCCTTTCGTCCGTCAATTTTTTGCTACGGTCCACAGGGCGTCGCCCTGCCGTATCAGTATCTGTGCGCCCTCCGCGCTCCCGGTCTCAGCCCACGGCACCGCGCAGATCAGCGCCTGCTGCCGCGTGTTGTCCTGCGTCTCGCAGGTGATCTCCGCGTTGACAAATACCCGCAGCACCTCGCCCTTTCGGTTTTTCAGGAATAAGGTGTTCTGCGTCAGCGCCAAAGCAAACAGCGCGTCCCGCTTCGCCAGCGTGTCGCTGTACTCCGCATTGGCGCCCACCTCGCCGATATAGCCGCTCAGCTCGCCGCTTTGGTACAGCTGCGGTACCATCTGTACCGTGGGGTATCGGGTGAAGTTTTCCAGCAGCGTCGGTCGGTTGTTGTTGCTCACCGTCCCGCTCTCCACGTTCAGGCTGAACCGGAATAGCTCCTCCACCCGGTATACGTTGTCGCCGTCCTCCGCGCAGGAGAGTATCGTCCAGTCCCACAAGCACACCGTCACCGGCTGGCTGGGCAGCGCCGTGGTCACAAAGGATCTCTCCCCCACGCCGAATACGTAGTAGGTGTACGTTCCCTGCGAGGCCGCCGCGCAGTCGATCACGCTGCGCTCCGCGTACCCTACGTCCGCCACGTGCACCAGCGACGCTGCGCCCTCCTCTCTGCGGTATACGGCCCAGCCCGTCAGCGGCTCCTCCGCCACGATGTTGCCGCCCCGCAGGTCTGTGGCGAAGTCCGCCAGCAGCAGCGTCCTGCCGCCGAACTCCGGTGTGTACCCCGCTGCGCTCATCAGTGCCGTCACCACCGTGTCCGTCAACTCGCCCTCCTCTATCCACAGGTAGTCGCACACCTGTGCGCCAACCAGCTTCACGTTCACCACGGTCATGTCCGCCATCACCGCGTCAGCCATGTATTTCAGCACCGAGAATTGGCTGGCCCGGGGGAATAACCGCACCGACGGTTCCAGACTCTCCGCCGGGAATAGTCCACGCTCATACCGCCGCCGCACATACAGTTTTCCGCCCGTCAGCGCCACCGTCAGCTCGTCCTCCGGGGCAAAGGCAGCGTCCACCCGGCCTATCTCCGCGCCGCCCTGCATAGCCCGCACCGCCGTTGTGCTCACCGTCACCGTCAGCGACTTTCCGTCCGCGCCGGTCAGGTTGAATAGCGTCGCCGGCAGCGCCTTGACCGTTCCCTTCCATACGATGCTTATGGGCGTCGTCAGCGCCATCGCTTCGCCCGTCACCGTGTCCCATGTCACCGTGGATCCGGTGCTCAGGTTCAGCTCCCCGTTTCGGATGGTGTATTCGCCCTCCGCCGTGCCCGGTATGTCGTAGGCGCCCGGCCACGACACCAGCACGCCGCTTTGCTTCCGCTTTACGCACGTCACCACCGCGCCGGTATAATTGCTGGCGCTGTATTGCACCGCGAACTGTACCCAGCCCGTGTCTGCCACCACGCCGTTGCTGGTCTCCACCCGGCACCGCACGGCGTATTCCTGCCCGGTGAATAAGCCGTCGTAGTAAAACGCCAGCTGTGCCGTCGCCACGTTGCCCGTGTCGTACAGCACGTCCTCCGTGTCCATTGCCGGTGCAATCTGCCACCGCGCCCAAATAATGGGGTCGCCCTGCGCCTGCGAATAGCTGGCCGTCCACGTCATCTCCTTCGCCGCCACCGGCTTCGTAAAGTCGTTGATGGTCAGCACCGGTGCGCTCCGGCACACGAATACCGATGCGCTCTGCTGCGTCACGCTGTCCGCGTCTGTCCACCACTGGGTGATGAGCAGCTTGTAGCTGTTTCCGTTGGTGATTCCCGCCGCAGCCAGCGCCGCCGCCGTGATCGTGTAGCTGAAAAACACCACATCGCCCTTGGCGTTTCGCCCGTAAAAGGGGCAGTTGTCCGTCCGTTTTCCCGAGTCGTACAGCTGTGCGCTCTCCGCCGTGTTGGCCAGAATTTTTATCTCAAACGCCGTCATGGCGTTCTGTCCGTCCACCTGCCAGGTCACGGTCATGTTTTGGCTTGCATCCACCGTCCCGTTGCCCAGCGCTCCCAGCGTGGAGGGCGTGATATTTGTAGGCATAAAAAGTGCCATATCGTCCTTCCCTCCTTCCGTTTATGTCTTTGTCTCCGTTTTCAGCGGCCACACCGTCACCGTCGCCACCGGGAAGTCCGCCACGCTGGTGGCGGATATGGTCATTTGCCCCTCTCCTGTCAGCGGGCGGGAAAAGCCGGTGATGAGATGCCGCTCCGTGGGGCTCCCCTGCTTGTCCCGGCGCACCAGCGTCACAAGCTCGTTCTCCTTAATGTGAAAGATCTGCCCGCAGCTGATGTCCACGCTCTTCTGCAGCACCGTGGACCGCTTTAGCTCCCACTCTGCCCTGTCCCGGCACATGGTCTCCGTTGCGTAGCCGCTCTCCTCCGCCCACACCGTCTTGCGGCCTATCAGCTGCACGTTGGTATCGCTCATGGGGTCGTTGTTGGTGGCTCTCGCCCCCGGCTGGCTGTTGTCGTCCAGCGCCGCCCCCAGCACGATGTAGTCGTTGTACACCTCGGTGTTTTGCGCCGTGTATGTCATGCCCAGCAGCGTCGCCTCCCCCATCGAGAAGGCGTAGCTGACGGGCTTTTCACTGTCCAGCAGGTCGTCCTGGCTGGGGTCTATCCGCAGCCGTCCCGTGGCGTCGTAGCCGATCCATGCGTTCAGCATCTCCGCAAAGCCCAGTATCACCTCCGCGTATGTGCCGCTTCCCGGATCCACCTCCAGCGTGTACGGCGCGTCCACCAGGTTTACTTCCGTGCCGTCCGTCAGCTTCTGCTTCTTGCCGTTGTAATACTCCGTGTACACCGGGGGGATGGGGTCCACCTTCCGCCCGTTTCCCTTGTCGTCCTGCAGCAGGGCGTTGATCTGCTGAAAGATGTTCACGTTCAGCTTTCCCTTATAGGTGCCCTCCAGCTTGCCCCACAGCGTCCCGTCCAGATTGGCCCACTTGTCCACCAGCTCGTACTGCATCAGCCGCCGTCCCGGCTCCACCGTTTCCTGCGGACTCTGTATCAGGAAAACGCCCTGCTGTATGTAGTAGTCCTCGCCGTTTGGCAGCACCAGCCCCTCGTCCAGCGCGATCTCCTGCCCGAACCACAGGTGGTTTACGTTGTAGTCGAACGCGCCGTCCACGTTCCCCAGCATCACACTGGCCGTTCGCCTTACCCCGTTTTGCAAATTCACCGTCAGCGCCCCGTCCGCAACAAAGGCGCCGCTGTGCTTATTTCGCGGGTTATTGTCCACGAAGAACGCCGTGCTCCCGTCCGGGTTCAGAAAGCGCAGCCGGCACAGCTTCTGAAACCGGCCCTTCAGCGCTCTCAGGTACGCCAGATATTTCTCCTGCTCCGTCATGGCACGTGCCCTCCGTTCAGCTGCGCTTACGCTTCTTCCTGTCCTCCGCCGCCGTCAGCGCGTCGCACTCCTCGTCCGTGGCCGCCCTGATCTTCCGTATATCCGGGTTTCCCTTGCGGTACTGGCTTTCACGGGTGATGTAGTACCGTCCCGTGATGCCCGTTATCGGTATTTCTCTGCCGCTTTTCATCACCAGGATGTGCCGTGTCTTTTTCGCCATAGTCCAGCCGTCCTTTCTCACATATTCCGTCCGTCCGCATACATGAAAACCATGTGGTTCCCTGCGTTCTTCCCCTCGCCGAATACCAGCACCACCACCTGCGCCCCCACCGGGGCCGCCGCCATCGTGCTCACATAGGGGAGAAAGCTCTCCGTTTCGTCAAAGGGGCGTTTTACGCCGATTTTCCCGTCTGCCGCCGCGGTCGTCACCTGCGCCCGGTACTGCCGTACCATATCCGTCTGCGTCTCCCGTACCCGCCGCACATAAAAGTTGTCCCACAACCGCTTTGCCAGCTCCGCCAGCGTCTTTGCGTTCTCGTCCATGCTTTTATCCTCCGTAGGGCTTCACGTTGTGCGCCATCCGGCACATCTGCGCCACCGTCAGGTGCTCCGCCTGCTGCTCCGTCAGCGTGATGCCCTTCACGTTGTAGGTGGGCCCGCTGTGGTCGCTGTAGCTGCGGTTATCGCTGTCCCCCGCCACGCTGCGGCTCACCGGCGTTTCGCCGTACAATCCGCCCAGCTCGTTCACCCTGGCCCTGAACCGCGCATCCGCCGACGGCTTCAGCATCTTCGCCGTCACGTCGGGCGGCAGCACCATCTCGTCGTCCACCGTGGCCTTTATGCCGCCCAGCCCGTGCAGCACACCGCCGCTGTCGTACTTTTTCTTCCGTCCCCCGCTGACGGCGCCGATAATGCTTCCTGACACGACGCTGGATTTGCCTACCGATCCGCCTATCGCCCCGGCGATCACTCCCGACAGGGCGCTGTCCGCCGCTGGGGATTTCTCACTTCCGCCGCCCAACGCTCCTGCCGCAGCGCCGCCCACGGCACCCGCAGCGGCTGCCGCCCGCGCTGCCGCGATTTTGGCCGCCGCCTTCTCATTGGCCGCTACTTCGTCCTCCAGTATTATTTTTTCCTGCTCAACCGTCTCTCTCAGCGCGTTGATGTATTCCTCCAGCGCGTCAATTTTCAGCTGGTACGCCGCCTCGATGGCCTTCTTCCTCGCCTCCAGCTCCTCAATGGCGAGGTCCAGTTCCATCTCCCTCTCATAGTCCCGCAGGTCCTTCTTCGCGTCCGCAAGGTCCTCCTCGGCCTGCTTCACCTTCTCCGGGTCCGCGATCCACTCCCACTGCCCGGACTCGGCGTTGTACATCCGCACCGTGCGCTCGTTCCGGGCGTTCAGCAGCGCGTCCTGCTTCCGCATGACCTCCAGCCGCAGCTCCTCCAGCTTCTCGGCCCGGTCTATCTCCTCGTTCTGCTTCTTCAAGGCATTGATTTGCGCGTCTATGGCCGCCAGCTCCGCGTCCCGCTGCTTTTCCAGCGCGTCGATCTCGTCCTGATACTTCTTTTTCGCCGCGCTGCTGCCGGAGGACCCGCCGCCGTAGCCACCACCGCCAGACGTCACTTTGCTCGTCGTATTGCCAATAGACCAAGACAAATACCGTTGCATCTCAGACAGGTACTTGGCCTCAGCTTGCTTGCGGCCCATTCCCTGCTGCATATACGCCTGAATCGTGCGTTCACGATTTCGCACTTGGTCGGCAGAACTCATGTTCGTGCCAAACACGGCATTCATCTGGGCGGCGGTAAGCCCCGCTTGATAACCAAGGGCTTGCAGGGCGGCAATCTGCTGACTGAAATTTAGGTTTGTCTTGCTTGCCGTGATCTGTGCCGCCACCAGGTCGTACAGCGCTTTACCCGTATACCCTGCCTGCTGTGCCTCGGCCAGCAGTCCATTTACCACCCTTTGCGATTCGGCTTGCTGCCTGACCTCGGCCGACATCAAATTCTCAAGAGCCGTCTTTTGGATAATGTACCCATCAGCCGTCTGTGTCGCCGCAGACGCCAGTTGCGGGTATAGGCTGATTAGCCGCTGATACTCGCTTTCTGTAAGCGCGGTAGATTGCGCCACCTTGTTGTATGCCTCAACAAGCAGCTCTTGGCCATTGACCGCACGGTCAAACGCCTGTTGCAGTTCCTCATAGGCCGCAATCATATTTTTCTGCTCGTCGGTCAGCGATTCGCCATTCGCCTCGAGTACGCGCAGCCATTCGACCTGTGTGGCAATTTCGGCGTTCATGCTGTCAAAATGCGCACGTTGCTCGTCGGCTATTTCACCTGTTTTATCAAGCTGATTGGCAAACGCCTTCAACTGCTCTGTCGCAACCTTATACGCATTTTCGCCAGACCGCGTAATCTCGGTGGTTACAGTGACCGGAGTTACTGTGCCAACAAATTCTTCCTCTGTCTTATATTCGCCAGTATGGAATATGAAGTTGTCGCCCGTTTCCTTGTCGGCCTTTTTCTTGCGCTCCTCATCAAGCAAATCAAGTTGCTTTTCAAGCTCCTCATTTTCTTTTTCAAGAGCGGCCTTTTCATTTAAGATTTCGCTTGTCCGCTCGTTCCACGGCATTGCGTTGATTTCTTCCAGCCGAGTCTTGTTGGTTTGAAGCTTGTCGTTGGCATCCGCGATCTCTGCATCAAAATCGGCGATAGACTTTTGCGACGCCTTCACAACTTCCAGCACAACCCCTATTGCCGCGCCCGCGGCCATAATGCCCAGCACCCACGGGTTCAGCGATCCCAAGCTAAGTGCCGTCGCCGCTTTTTTTATGGCGTTGATCGCCGCAACGACACCTACCAGTGCTGCAGACACAGCACCCGCCGTCACCACAGCACGCCCGAAGTCCGTGTCCAGCATCTCCACCAGCCCGATCACGCCGTCCAGCGCACCCTTTATGGTGTCCGTCTCCACCAGGTGGCTCACAAACTCCGTCCAGCTTGCGGTGAGCTGCTTGCTCTTGGCCTCCCAGCTGTCCAAATAGATCTCGTTTTCTCTCAACGCAGAACCCGCGCCGTCGGCGTAGTCCTGCATCATTTTTTCAACAGTGTCCCAGTTGCCCATCAGGGCGGTCAGGATGTTGGCCTGTCGCTTTCCAGCCAGCGCCTCGGCTATCGCCGACTGCGCCACCGTGTCCAGCGTGTCCCACTTCCCTGCAAGGTCACTCAACACCGCAGAGGACTCGCGGAGCTGCCCGTTCGCCATCGTGCTGATACCGGCGTACTCTCGCAGGGCATTGGACGCCTTTGCGATGCTCTCTCCGTCTATCAGCTCTCCGTCCTCGGTCTCGCCCTTGATCTGGCGAATGTTCATCACGATGGTACGCAGGCCGCGGGATATCTCCGAGCCGCTGCGCTGCGTGGCCGCAACACCTGCGCCCACCAGTGCAGAGAACGTCTGCACGGACTCACCGGCCTCCGCAAACACGCTGCCCGCCACGGTGATACCGCTGGTCAGCGCTTCCATGTCCACGGCGTTTTTGTTGGTGATCTCGTTCAGGCCGTCCATGACGGTCATCAATTCGCTTTCGCTGCCGTTCAGTTTCCACGCCGCGTCTACCGCAAGCAGGAACTTTGCGGCGGTGTCCTGCGAAATATCACCGATGTTTGCCAGCAGAGTGCCCAGCTCCGCCATGCTGTCCAACTGGTCATCCAGATAACCCGCACGAGCGAAGGTGGTGTACATGGCGGTTATCTCATCCGCCGTCCTGCCGTATGCGCTGGCGAGACTGTAAGCGTTCTCCTCCAGCTCCTTCATCTGCGTGTTGGAGTAGTCCGTGACCTTCTGCACGTTGACCATTTCCGTATCAACGTCCTTGAGGGTATTTATCGCCTCGCGAAAAGATCCAATCACCTTGGAGATCATGTCGCCGAATATCTGCCACGCGGCCATTTTCAGCAGGACTCTGCCAATACTGTCGCCCAGCAGCGAGTTTTTCTTCGCCGCATCCACCGCGCCGTTAGCCAGTTTGTACACTTCGCCGGTGCTCTCATTGATGGCAAAGGTGAAGTTGTCAGTCGTGCCTTTGGCTCCGTTTACCGCCGCAGAATAGGTCTGGAATACGCCCGCCGCGTTCCGCACGTTGCCGGTCGCTTTGACCGTTGCGCCGGACATTCCATCCAGCGAAGCTATCCACTCCTTGGCCTCCGCCGCATTGCCGCTGAACGTTCCGATGTTGGTTCCCATTGAACCGAGAACGTTCTGTATCTTCTGCGCTTCCGCTGCGGCTCTGTTCGCTTCAGCGTCCTGCGCTTTCTGTGCCGCCTCCTGTGCTTTTGCCTGTACCTGTGCGGCACGTTCAGCAGCCTTCGCCACCTTTTCGTAGTTCTGGGTGACTTTCTCCTGCGTGACTTCCAGATTTCCGGTTTCCTTGTTCAGCCGCCGCGTAACCTGTACCGTTTCGCCAAGTTTGCTGTTGTACTGCTGCACAGCTCCCGTCAGCTGTCCGCCACCATCGAAGGTCTGCGTCATCTTGGAGAGGTTTTGCGATGTGGCTTTTATCTTTGCTATGACCGGCGTAGTGTCTATGTCGATCTTTATGGGTGTAGACTCCAGCCCGGAGATCGCGCTTTTCAGTTCAGTAAAGTCGGGCTTTGCCGTTACCTTAAAAATCGCCATACGCTACCTCCGTTTTGTCTTGCATTGTCTTTATATTTGTGGTATAATTTCAGGTGAAAGGAAGTGATTTTTGTGTCTGAGAAAACCGAGTCTTACACGTTCCGCATCCCCTCTGACTTGCGGGAGAAATTGGAACTCCGCGCCGCTAATGAGGGGCGTTCCCTGTCTAACCTCATCATCTTCCTGTTGAAAAAATCCGTTGCCGCAAAGGGGTGATCTCATGGATTTCTTTGAAAGCATGGCCTTGTCTGGCGGCGATCCCGCGGTGGCTGCCGGTATGCACACAGCCGCCAATTCATCTCCCGAACGTCCTGCACCCGCTGGGCGCCGCGGTCCTCCGCCTCCCGGTGTGACAATTCCCCCGAACGCCTACGCCATTTACTCTCGTTCCGGGAAGTATCTCGGCTGGGCTTACCATGAGGAGAAACTATGAGCAGCGGCATCTATGGCATCCACAACCTCGTCAATGACAAGTGGTATGTGGGTCAGGCGGCAAACATCCGTATGCGTTGGAACGCTCACCGGAGTTTGCTTTCGCGGGGCGCTCGTGATTCCATCCACTTGCTTCGCGCATGGAGAAAGTACGGTGCCGATGCCTTTGAATGGGTAGTCCTTGAAGAGTGCCCTGTGGAAGAACTTGATCAAAAGGAAATTGAGTGGATCAATAGAAAAGACTCATATCGTAACGGCTATAACCGCACCGTAGGGGGCGGCGGTTGCCGGGGGTTTTCGATGCCCGAAAGCGCAGTACAATCCAAATCAGAAATTACTAAGGCGTATTGGGCAGACCCTGTTCACCGCGAGTTTCGCTTGGCTCGTATGCACGAGACTATGACTACTCCCGAATACCGAGCCAAATTGTCCGCCGCTGGTCAGCGGAATTGGAACGACCCCGCTTTCCGCGATGAATCCTTACGCCGTATGCAGGACGGCGCTCGTGACCCCGAGAAGAAAGCTAAACGCTGCGCGGCTATTGCCGCTTCTCTGCAACGCCCATCTACCCGCGTTCTGTTATCTGAAAGTTCTAAAAAGAACTGGCAGTCTGAAGAATATCGGGCGAAAATTTCTGCCAAACGTTCGGAGTGGTTAAATGATGAGTACCGGGAAACTATCAGGCAGAAATCTCTTGCCCGTTGGCAGGACCCTGCGGAAAGGGCCAAAATGTGTGCCGGGGATTCTCGTGCTGCGCGGAAGCGTGCGCCCCGCGTTGTGTTGGTTGAAACCGGTCAGGTTTTCGAGTGTGCCGCCGAGGCGGCGGAGTTCCTTGGGCTGAAAAATCACTGCCATATTGGTTCCGTGTGCCGTGGTAAGCGGAATGTGGCCTACGGCTACCACTGGCGCTACGCAGACCCGGAAGATTAATCCCAATCGTCCTCTTCCCGTATCATCCCGGTATCTTCCGCCAGCTCCAGTGTGGGGTCCGCTCCGTTCATGGCCCGCACCAGTGTTTCTTCCGCCCTGCCGTCCAGCATCTCCTCCACGAAGTTGCGGAAAAAGGGTCTGTTCTTTGGCCGTCTGCCCCAGTTGTACGCGGGGTCGTTTTTCTCGATCCGGTTCACCAGGTCGTCCCCGTCCACATGGGGGGTTATGGGTTCTCCGTTGCCGTCCGTTGCGCCGCTGGGGTGATACAGCAGCGTCAGGTTCATGCCGCCGTCCCGCTCATCCGAATACACCGTGGCGCTGGCGTTCATGTCCGCCAATCCCTTCGTGCCGCGCCGGCGCACATACTCCTCCGGCACCAGCTTGTCGTATACGTCCTCTACCACGTGCTCCCGCAAGCACTGCCGCATTTCCTCCGCCAGTGCGGGGCGCGATGCGCGAAAGGCATCCTTTACCTGCTTTTCCAACGCCGCCATGTCCTGCTCAAACCCGCTGAACTGCCCCACCAGCTTCGCCATGTCTCGCGCCTCCCCTCTCTCACATACGCCAATGCGCTGTCTTGCTTCAGCGCACTCGCGTCTGCCCCCTCCCCCGCCTTGCGGCAGGGGAGGGGATTTTTTGTTGTCGTCAGGCTTCCTTCACGCTCACAGCGCACTGGTCGGTGTAGGTCGTGTCCTCGTACACAAAGGTCACGGTCATGTCGCAGTCGCCAGCAGTGGCTCCTGCGGAGATCAGTCCGCTTGCGTTCACGGTGGTGCCGCTGGGTGCGCCGTTCAGGCTGTAGGCGCACTTGGCAGGATCCAGCACCGCCAGCTGGCCGTTCTCCAGCACCGCCTGGGGCTTCACCTGCGCCGTGCCGCTGACGGGGACGTTGATAACGCCGCCGATGGCGGTCACGATGCCCGTCACTACCTCAGCGCCGTTGTCCGGCACGTACACGTACCAGCCCAGGGTGCCGCCGGCGCAGTCCTCGCACTTGTCAGAGATCACGCTCTCGTCCGTGCTCAGTGCGCGTCCCACGATCTGCGTGGTGTCGTAGTTGCTCTGGCTGCCGGTCACGGTGGCGGTGTCCGCCTGCAGCTTCAGCGGTACGTTGATGTACAGCCAGCCCTGGCGGGTTCCCTCGTTGGTCTTGGCGTTTACGTTGCCGTACACCGCCAGCTGGGCGGTGAAAAGGCCCACCTTGCCGTTCATGCCGGTGTTCAGCTTGCCGCACATGGCGCTGAGCTTGTTCACGAAGTACCACACCTTGTACTCGGTGCCGCTCACCGCGGTAAAGCCGCTGATGGTGCCGTCCGCCGCGATCTCATAGGCGATGCCTCCCTGCTGGATGCCGGAAGCCTTCTTGGTCTCCTGCACATAGGCGTAGGGCTTTGCCATCGCATACTGCGCCACAGGGGCGCCGTCGGTCACGTCCACCTTCAGCACGGTGCTGTTTGCTGTCACCACCTGGCACACCGGGGCCACAGCGTTGTAGGTCACAGCGCCGCCCACGCCCGCCATCTTCGTCCGCAGGTCGAAGTTGGCCTGAGTGAAGTTCACCTGGATGTCCGGGTCGCTCTCGATGATGGTGGCAATGCCGTTGTTCAGTCCGGCACGCAGGGGATCGCCGTTCACGGTCACGGTGATGTTGCCTTCCTGGAACTTATTGCTGCTCAGCAGGATCTGACCGGTTTCCATGTCGGCGAACTGTGCAGCGCAGATGCCGCGGGTATACAGTCTCGGATCGGTAAAAGTAATCATTCCGCTTTCACTCCTTTTTGATATAAAAAATGGAGGCAAAGCCCCGGTTTCCCGTTGGCTTCGCCCCACTTGGCGTTCCGCCCTGCCCGCTTGCAGGGCCTATTCCCTTCTCTATGCCTGTCCCATGCCACGTGTCGCTTCCTCCACGGGCCGCAGTGCCGTGTTGCCGTCGCTTCCCCGGTCATAAAACAGGCTCGGCCACGGGTTGCCCCGTTTCCACTGTGTTCCTCTCGCCTCCGCGATGGTGCAGGTCATGTACCCCAATATCCGCTGCCACGTTTTTGCTTTCGTTTGCAGCTTCAGCAGTGGCCACGACTCTATTTCCGTCTCCTCCGCGTGTTCCAGCGCGGCCACCGTCGCCACCCGTTCCCACGCATCTCCGCTCAGTTTTGCGCCGCCGTTCATCTCCGCCAGCTCCCGCTGCGCTTCCACCAGTTCCGGGTTGGCCTCCGGCGGCGTCAGCTCAATTCCGTTCTGTGCGGCGATGATCTCCCGAAGGTACTGGAACTGCGCCGGCGTAATGCGCCACAGCTCCTCTCCGTGCAGCACGAACTCCACCGCCGTCAACCGGCTGGGGTCTTTCGTGTCCACCTTGCAGCGAAACGCCTTCAAGCGCTCGTCCAACGGCTTTCCTCTCCCCAGCCGCAGGGAGAGCGCCAGCATCAAAAGCGCCCTTGACAGCAGCCCCACTGTCTCCTCTCCGCGCCCCATCGCGTCGTACTCCATCTTGTAGTAGGCCGCCAGCAGCGGCATCACAGCATACGCCACAGGGAGGCTCTGCTGCACGATGTCAATGCCCGGTCGCGCCAACTCGAATGTCTCCATCTCCTCCACAAGGATGGGGTACAGCGTCAGTCCCTCCGCCTGTACTTCCTCGTACCTGCGGCAGGCCCTTTCTATGCTCTGTGAGATCGGCATATCAGCTCTTTTCCTCCCTCACGAAACACCTTTACGATAATAGCCTTGACTTCATTTCCCGGCTCCAGCACCATGCACCGGCAAACTTTTTTCCATTTTTCATCCATAGCAAACGTAGCCAGCTTTCCGCAGTACGGACACGTTGCTGTTTTATAGAAAATTACTCTGTTCATAATTTCTATACTCCTTATTGATTATGCAGTTTTCTTATAAATGGATTCCCGCCTGTACCAGCAGCGCCGTCACCGCGCCGCCCAGTACCAGCCACACCAGTTTCTCTACCACGTCGTTCCACCGCTTTGCCGGCAGGTTCGTCAGGCTCTTTACGTCCTTCTTGACCTCCGACAGGTCATCCCGCATATTCTTCTGTTCCCGGGTCATCAGCGCCACCGAGGTCGCCAGTTCGTTCATCGCTTTCTGCCACTCGGCCAGCTCGTTTATGCGGTGCGTGTTGCTTTTGCTCCGCTGTTCCACCTCCGTCAGCCGGTGGTCAAAAGTCACTTCATCCATCTGCGCCGCCCTCCGTTCTCTCAGAATGTAGTCACGACGCTTTCTTCGTCGCTGTCCGCCCAAGCAAGGCTCATGTGTACGCGCCGTCCCACGTTCATTCCCTGGTCGTATATGGCATGGGATCCGTTGTCCGTATGTGCCCCTCTGTCAAAGGTCATCACCCCGGCTCCGCCTATGTTCACGCCGTTCAGTGCCTCAATGATGCACTGCTCCATGTCATAGCTGCGGGAGTAATCGTCCGTCCGTGTGGTGGTCTCGTGTCCGTAGTTGCACAGTATGTCGAAGTATATTCCTACCGCCGCTGTAAAGGGTGTCTTTGGAATCACCCGCCCGATGTACACCTTTACCACCGTCTGCGCCATGCTCTGCGCCTGTCCCCAGTATTCCAGCGGGAATAGCCTGTACCCCTTGGGGTGCTTTGCCTTCTGCTCCTCCGTGTCCACCGCCGGCGACTCACCGTCAAACACAATGCTCAGCTTTTCCTCCGCCGTGGGCAGGGGCTGGGCCAGTGGGTTCGCCCCGTCGCAGCAGATGTACTTCATCAGCCGCACCCTGGGTCTTGCGTTGTCGTCCACGGGCGTGTACCCGTTCCTGTCCGGCAGGTCCAGCAGGTAGTTCACGATCTTTTTCGGTATCTTCTCCGCACCCTTAAAGGTGCCGTAACCGGTTTCCACACGCTCAAATGGATAGTAGGGGCTGTCGAAATCTGTGTTCACGCCCTCACCCCGCTTTCCGTTTTCCTAATTGTTTCACATGAAACATTGTATTATTCGTTGCGTTTTTGATATTTTTGCAACTTTTATTTCCGTTGCGTTTTGAATATTATTTTGTTCCCTTCTGCACCTGTTCCGCCAGCTCCACCAGCTCCTTCATGCTCTCCGGCGTCATGGCCGCCGCGCTGCTCATGGCCATCCGCGCCACCACATCGTTCATCACCGCCAGATTGGCGTTGATCTCCGTGTTCAGCATCTTCTCCAGGTCCCGGTAATCCGCCAGCAGGTCATACGCCTTGTCCCGCAGGGCGTCGCTCTGCTTCTTCATCCGGTCGATCTGGTTGACCAGCTGCACACCGCCCACCAGGTCGTAGTCGTCGGCGCTCATCAGCCACTTGTCCTCCTCGCAGCCCTCAAAATCCAGCCGCAGATACGCCCGCGACAGTATGCCCATCAGGTAGCGCCGTTTCCGCTGTCCGTTCTCCCGGTACATGGGCGGCACGTCGCCCCGGAAGCGCTCCCCGGTATCCACCACCACCCGGTCAATGCACCTCTCCGCGCAGTGGCTCACGATGGCCGCCTTCTCCATCAGCGGCACATAAGCGTTGGCCTTGGCGAATACCTCCTTCATGGTAATGGGCTTGCGCTCTTTAATGCTGTTTTCCATCTCTCCTGCTCCTTTCAGATTCATAATGGAAATTCCCTCACGTATTTACTTTTTCTCCATACAGCGCAGTGAGCAGTGCCGCCACTGCGCTGCGTTTTCGTACCGTCCGCTGTCCGGGCAGTGGTACTGGTAGCAGCAGAAGTCGTGCTCTCCCGTCTGCTTCCTGCACCGTATGATGATCTCCCCTACCTTCCGGTAGGCGCTCTCACATATCGGCTTTGCCATCGTTCTTACCACCCCTCCAGTGTGATGTCCGCGCTCACGCTCTTGCCCTTGCAGGCTGCCGTAACCGTCAAAGGCTTTACGCTCCCGCCCCAGCAGTACACGGTGGCGGTGCTGCCGTCCACCTCTGCGGTGTAGCTGTCCTCCGCCGCCCCGGTGAAGGTCCATTCCACCGCGTCTCCGGTCTCCGCGCCGTTCTCGGTGTATATGGCCGTCAGCACGGTCTTGCCGTAGGCTTCCAGTCTCTCCACCGGATCCGTCTGCCAGTGTACGCCGCTTACGCTCTCTGCCACCGTCACGGCATAGGTGCCGTAGTGCTCCTCGTTCTGCACCAGCACCGCCGTGATGGTGCACTCTCCCTCGCCCACCGCCGTCACGTTTCCCGTGGGGTCCACCCGGCATACGCTCTCGTCGCTGCTGTACCACAGATAGCGGGTGGGGTGTTCTGTGTCTCCGTCCGCCGCCTCTCCGTTTCGCAGGGATGCGGCGGTAAACTTTGCCTTTTCTCCCGTGCTCATGGCCGCCCTGCCGCTCACGTTCACCTCCCAGGTGAAGGGATAGGCGTTGGCCACCCGGCGAACCAGGTCGTCCTTCTCCCTATCCGGCTCCGTCATCCGCGCCGTAAACCGCAGCAGCCGGCAGCTCTCGTCGTCTCCGGTGAACTCCTGCGCCACGTCCGCGTAGCCGGTGATCTGATACGCCATCCGCCCCAGGATCAGGCGGCTGTTCACATCCAGGTTTTTCGTTTCGCCGTTGCGCTGTATGGTAATGTTGAAGTACCCCTGCATGATGAGCATGGTCTCCTGAAAGTCGTTGGCGTTGGCGTTCAGTTTCACGTTTTCCACCACCATCGGTTCCTTCAGCACGTTGCCGTACCAATCCAGATGGTTCCATGTGGCGTTGCACCGCCTTATGATGCCCCCGCCCACGGCAGAGGATATGTTGGCCGGGTTCGTCACCAGCCATGTGGAGCCCATTGTCTCCATTTTTGCGCCCTCCGGCACATATTCGATGCGCCGGTTTACAAACAGAACTTCCTTATAGTTGTCTATGGGCCGGTCTATGGCGTTGCCCTTCTTCCGCGCATCGGCAAGGCGTACCAGCTGTTCGCTCCACTCGTAGAAGTTGTTGGGGTCGCTGTCCAGCCCCTGCACCCGGCACGCGGTGTAGTCGCTGGCGTATTTGCCGTATGTCTGCACGAATCGCGCCGTTGGATCTCCAAAGTAGGGGTTGCGCCTGTCGTTGTACTGTGCGGGGCGGTTGGTGGGTGCCTGCGGTCTCTCCGCCATTGCGGCGATATTGCCAAGATTGTTCTTTACGTCCGCCATCGCCCGTCACCTCCCCGTTTCACAGGAACTGGTATCGTCCGTACCCGCCCCGGCCTCTCTGCACCGTGTTCAGGAACGTACAGTCCTGCTCATACTTGTGCATCTCGTCCATCAGCCTTGCCCGGTTCTTCTCCTGCTTCGCGGCGCCCTCCTTCATATAGGTGCCCTCGTTCACCGTGTCAAAGCTCGCGTCCTTTATCTTCATTTGGTCGTTCAGCCAGTTGCGGAAGAACCGCTCGTCCCATACGCTTGCCACGCACAGCCCAAGTATTCGCTTCTGCTCCATTGTCAGCTCGTGACCAAATTCACCGTCTGTGTAAAAGTCCAGCGTGTAGTTTATTCCCGCCATGTCCTGCATAGGGAACGTCACCACGCCTGTTTCGGCGTTGTAGCTCGCCCCGGTGTACGGCACCGCCGTCATGCCGCCCGTCACATCCTGCTCCACAATGGCGCAGGAAAACAGCTCGTAGCCCACCATTCCGGTGTCCACTTCCGTTTCTCCCACCAGGCTGTCCTCGCTGCTGGTCCAGTAGTAGTCGCCGTAGCTTGGCTGTACCAGCCCCTCACCCAGATACGCTCTCATCTGCACCGGCAGGGAGAATAGGGGGATGGCGTTCACCATATACAGGCTCATCCTCCGCAGGAACGCCGCCGGGTCGTTGGCTGCCTCCTCCTGCAAGCGCACGTCGTCTATGGCCACCATCGCGTGGTTCGATATGACCTCGCTCCACTTCGTCCCCATGTTCTCCCCTCCTTATGCCGGAATATAGATCGTTATCAGTTCTCCCGCCGTGCCGTCCGTCAGTGCCACGCCGTCCGCGCCGGTCGAATTTCCGCCCAGCCCCTCCACCAGCGGCGCGTTGCTGGGGTATGTGCTCCTGCCGGGGTACAGATTGCTGCTGGGCATCAGTCCCGCCTTTTCCGCCTGTGGATACAGGCTTTCCGACGGGTACAGTGTCGCCGAAGGGAATAGCCCTTTCGTGATCTTTACAAAGTCTCCCACCTGTACCACGGAGCCGGGAGCCACCCGGTAGGTCGCCTCCCAGTCTCCGTTTCCGTACAGGTACAGGGCGTAGCCTTCGCCCTCCGCCAGTGGGAAGCGCATCTGCCCGATGTTCGGGTAGGTGGAGTTGTTTATCTTCAACCCCGCTTTCCACTTTTCCAGCGCTCCGGGCGCACCATTGACTTGCATGAACCGTGCCGCGCCTCCCTCGGCCAGCGGCACCTGCACGACGGAGACGCCCGTATAGGTCACGCCGTTGATCTTTACATCTCTCGCCATGCGTTTTGTTCCTCTCCGTCAGGCTATCGTCATCACGCTGCCCGCCACACTGATCTGCGGCGTTGTCATCGTTCCTACGATGGGTGCCCCTCTTTTGTCGTGGGCGGTAGCGCCTTTCGCCAGTGTGTTGGCCGTCACGCTGTCCATTGACAGGTCCAGCTTCACCGCGCCGTCCACCACGACCTTGTTTACGTTTTTCGCCATCGCCCTTTTACCTCGTTTCCTCCGCTTCTCAGGCGCCGATGGTCAGCGTCACGCCGCCGGCCTCGTTGTCCGTCTCGCTCACGGGGATAGCGTTCACCGTCACGCTGGACAGGCAGTTGAACCCCTCGTCGGGCAGGACCTCCTGGCTGGCAAAGGTGGGGGTCACAGTCTTGGCCTGTGCCTTCATGTCCTCGCTGCCGGACATGGTGCCCTCCACGCCCAGAATAGTCACACCCTCGCGGATGTTGGTGGCGATGAGCTTGGCCTGCTCCGCCTCGGCGATCTGCACGGTGCCGCTTCCGTCGTGGAAGCCCAGGGGCACGGTATACACCTGCGCCTTGGTGGTGATGCTGCCAGCCACAGCGCCGTTGTTGGGCATCGTACCAGTGACCTCCGCGCCCTTCACAAATGCGGTCTTGCCCAGCAGGATCTCCGCAGCGGACGCGGTAGCGCCGGAGGTATCCGCATCAAAGGTACACGTACCCGTGATGGTCGCACCCGTCTTGTCGTGGGCAGTAATGCCCTTGAGCAGCTTGGCAGGCACCACGCTGTCGGCGGTCAGATCGATTTTTACCTGTCCGTTCAGAATTACTTTGTTGATGTACTGATTAGCCATACTCCACATCTCCTATCGTTAAAGTTTTTCCGCCGGCGGCATTACTGACTTCGTACTGGGGAATTTTCTTCACCGTCACATCGTCGTTCATGCGTTTGGCTTTTGTATGCAGCACAACAGGCTTGTCCACCTGTGGTGTTACCTCATATTCGCCCTCGTAGGTGGGGATGATCTCTCCCCCGGTCTGTATCACTACATCCCGTATTTCTATCTCCACCACGGGCTGCCCCACCGGGGCGGTGCTGGCGTTGGCGTTCTTCTTCTGTTCCGCCGCGAACTGCTGCAGCGCCATTTACATCACCCCTTTGGACCGGCTTGCGGAGACGTATATGGTCTTGCCCTTTGCCCCCACCACGCTCTCGTCGTTGAATTTTATCCGCGCCTGCACCGGGGGCGTCCTCCCGGCCTTAAAGGCGAAGGTCTGCTCCTGCGTCAGCGGAAACAGCCACTGTCCGTTCTCCTCGTCGTAGCGCACCACGCCGGGGTACGTCCTCGTCAGGGTCCCTATGGTGATCTCCAGCCGCAGTACCATCTCCGGCGTTATCAGCAGTTCCCCCTGCCGCAGCACGATGGGCAGCGAATAGGCGTCGCCCTGCATCATGGCCGTTCCCTCCTTCCGCTTTTATGGTCAAGAACTCCCTTTCTTACTTGGTGTCCTTTTCGTTCATGTCCTCGATAATGGCAATGAAGTCGCCCTTCTCGTGGCCCTTGCGCTTGCTCAGCGCGTTCAGCTTCACCGTGCGCTCCCGCGTCACATACCGGCTGCCCTGGCGGTAGGCGTCGGCGTACATCTGCGCCGCCATCACCTTGTGCCCCTCGCACAGTGCCGGGTAGATGTTCAGCAGCTGGTCCCCCAGCTCCACCAGCTTGGCAAAGGCTCTCTTGTCCAGCACCTCACCCGGCTTGTAGTCCACACCCAGCGCCTCGCGCTCCTCGTCCGTCAGGCCGCTTACCACCAGCAGCCACCGCTGCGCCATGAACCGGCGGTTCATCTCCGTCAATATGCGGCTCAGGTCCGGCTTCGGCACGTAAAAGCTGCCCGTCTTGCCCACGATATTTCCGTACATTCCGCCGTCGCCGAACTGCACCACGTTGTCGTCCGCCACCGGCGCCATCCACAGGAAATGTACCTGCTCCGCGCTGGTACTCACCTGCACGATCTGCGGCGCCGTCTGCTGGGGAATGTTTTTCAGCGCCTCCGCCACGGCGGCGGCAGCGGCCTCCTTCATCATCTGCTGCACCTGCTCCGCGGTGTACATCACCGGCGCGGCGGGCTGTTCCGGATATGCCTTGCCGCCCTCCCTCACATTGGAAGAAGTCGCTTCCTGCGCGTCCTTGCTTTCCGCCGTGTTCGCGTCCGCAGCGTTGTCCTCCGCTTCCGTGCTCTGCTGGGCCGCCAGCATCACCTGGTCGTTCTCGCTCTCCTCCGCCGCGATCTGCGCGGCCAGTCTGTTTCCGCTTTTTCTCTGCTTACCCATGCTTTCTGCTCCTTTCAGATTCCTTTCATGGTCTGTTTCTATCTGCCGCAATGCGTCAAGGCTCCCACCGCTGCCCCGTTTACACGTCGGCGCATTGCATACCCGCGGCTTCGCCGCACAGCCTTATGGCGGAAACGGCAGGGTTTGAACCTGCGCCCCTCTGATTAACAGTCAGATGCTCTGCCAACTGAGCTACATTTCCGTATGGGGCTTGCGCCCCCATAAACTCCCTTTCGGGCGAAAACGATCCAACGTTTTCATCTGGCACGGACGCGAGGACTCGAACCTTGAACTGCGGTTTTGGAGACCGCCGTTTTCCCGGTTAAACTAAATCCGCATATCCGGGGAGGGGCTTTCGCCCCTTCCCCAGTGTGGTTTCCCTTACACGGTGAAGTGCGCGATCTTGGACGCGAACGTGGCCACAGAGTCCAGAGCGATGGTCAGGTTCAGGCCGATCTCGAAATCCCCGGTGCGGGTGGGATCCATCTCAATAGAGATGGGCGTTCCGCTGGTGTAGCCGATGGTCAGCGGCTTTCTGCCGTTGCCAGCCAGCATCCAGATGTCGTTCTCGCTGAGCATGGTCTCCACGGTGGTGTTCTGAGTGCCGGGGATGATAACGTCCCGCATGGGCATCAGGCGCACCGCCATGAACTCGCCCAGGTAGCCGGCCTTGGTGTAGTCGGCGCCCAGCAGCGTGGCGATAGCGGCGTCCATGTTCACGTTGGTGGAGCCGGTCACAGTGTTGGGCAGTACCTTGCTCAGGGCCACGGTGCCGCCGGTGGCAAACACGTCAGAGATGGTGGTGTTGTTCAGCGCGGCGATCTTGTTGGCGCCCTTCACCCAGTTCTGGTTGTTGAAGGTGAAGTTCAGGTTGGTGGGGATCAGGCTGGTGTCCTCCGTGGCGGTGGTCATGGCCTCATTCCACATACCCATGGTCTTGGCGTACATACCCGCCACCATGTTGGCGAAGAAAACGCCGAAGTCCATGTTGGCGCCCACCAGCTGCATCCACTTGGCGGTGATCCAGCAGCTCTTGGGGGTGGGGTTCAGCGTGTAATCGCGGGAATAGAAGCGGTTACGCGGCACGCTGCGGCTGGCTCCCCAGCTGGAGTCCTGGAAAACGGGGATGTCGTTGCTGCCGATGCTCACGGCGTAGGTCTGGCCCAGCTCGATCTCCACGGTCTCGGCGAAGTCGCTCAGCGCCTCGGAGTACACGGCGGGCAGAATGGGGATGATGACCTCCTGCCAGATGCCCTGCAGCACGGCGTAGAAACGGGCGTTGCCGTAATACTCGCCGCCGTTGCGCTTGAACTCCTCCCAGCTCTCGGGGGCCTTCTTGCCAGTGCTGGCGCAGGCCAGCTTGGCGGCGTACAGCAGGCTCTCCCGCTGGAACTGCTCGTTCAGCTGCTTGTAGCCCCGGTCGTTCATGGTGCGCTGCACGGGGGTGTTCTGCCCCTTGGCGCTCAGAACGGCCATCTTGCCCTTCAGGGCGTGTTCATAAAACAGCACGCGGCCCTTGGCCACGATGTCCTCGCGCTGGTCGTTTCCGTTGATGGCGAAAACCTCGTTGGAAACGCTGTTCAGGTTCAGCTTTGCCATTTCTTACTCACTCTCCTCTCTTGTCACGCGGTCACGGTGCTGACCTTGCAGGCCCACACGTCGTAGTACACGAAGCTCTGCCCGGCGCCCTCGGTGAAGTTGCCGGTGCCCTTCAGCTTGAAGTAGATGGCGCCGGTAGCAGTGGGGGCGGCAGCGGCGGGCACCAGCAGACCGTTGGCGATGGTGAAGATGGTATTCTCGCCGATGGCGGTGCTCAGGTTGCCCTCGCCGAAGCGGTAGGCGTGCTTGCCGTCAAACACGATCTCGGTGAAGGTGCCGTCCCGGCCCGCAGGAACGCCCAGCCCCAGCGTGGCGGTGCCCACGGCGTAGTTGTTGCCGTTGCGTCCGCCCAGCGTGGGCCACTCGTAGGTGTTGCAGGCGTACACGCCGGTGTCGGCGTTGGCGGCAGCGCCCGCAGCGTTCATGTAAAAGGCGTTCTCGTTCTTAACGCCCTTGAAGCCCGCACAGGGCAGCTGCTCGCCGCGTACCACCAGCAGACCAGCGGAGCAGTCCGCATCCGCATCGGACACCTGATAGCGTCCCGTGATGTTGCACAGTTCGTTGTACTCGTTGTTGGTGATCCGCGGCTCAAACGCGGTTTTCTCAATGTATGCCATGTTTGTTCACTCTCCTTTTCGTTTTACTTGCCGGCATCGATGCCCCACTTGTTCAGCAGAGCGTCCACACCCTCGCTTCCCTCGCCGCTGTTGCCGGCGATGTGCTCCCAGGCATAGGTGGTCTTGCGCTTCTGTGCGCTGCGCTTGTCGCTCTCCATCACGGCCTCGCCGCACACGGCCAGCACCGCCTCGCGCACCAGCTTCTCGCCCAGCCACGCACCGTCCTTGTCGCAGCTATTGGCGTACAGTCCGGCCTCGATGTTCTCGTTCACGGCCTTGATGGCGTCCTCTGCCACCTTTTCCTCGCGGTTGGCGTTGAAGGCGTCCAGCGTTGCCTTGGCGGAAGCCTTGCAGGCACTCAGCCGGCGCTTGCTCTCCGCCTCCTGCATGGCGCTGATCTGCTCATTGGCGGCTTCCAGCCTGGCGTTCAGGCTCTTCACATCGCCGTCGGTCTCCTTCACGGAGGCCACGGTGTAGTCCACCACGTCCGCCACATCGGCGTTCAGCTCCACCTCGCCCACGCTCAGCACGATGTGCGCTGCGCAGGGCATGATCTTTCTGGCGATCACCTCTCCGTTGTCGTCAGCGTTAAAGGTGTAGCCGAAAAGATTGCCGGAAGCGTCCAGCAGTGCCACGTTCAGCCCGTCCTCGCTCATGGAGAGCACCTTGTGGTTGGGGAACTTGGTCTGCATCTGCTCCATCGCTCTCTTGTTCATGTTGCTTTTCACTCCTTTTTTTGTGTTTTTGTCGGGTTCCTTGCCGTCGCTGCCCTCTGCGGCTGTGTGCAGCGACGCGGCCCGCAGTTTCAATTCCTTAAATTCCTCCTGCATGGCCGCCAGCTTTGCGATGCTCGCACCCGGTATCGCCGGGTTTACCCTGTCGCCCAGAATGGTCACGCCTATGCCCGACCATTTGGTAAACACGTCCACATCGCCCTCTTTGTGGCTCTCCGACACCATCGTCTCGGCGGAAACGTCCATCGTGCCCTGTTCCACGATCTTCCGCGTCAGCTCCGGGGCGTAAAAAGCAAATAGCCGTCCCTTCGCTCTGAGCCATGTATGACCGCCCCTCTCCACAAGGGTAAAGTCCTTTTCGTCATCGGACAGCGTTCCCACGATGCGCTCCGCCGTCCCCTCCATGAAGGATTGGTACTCCTCCCCGGTCTTGGGATCCCGGCGCTTGCTCATGTTGTGTCCGTCCCCCACCTGCTGCCCCACATAAGCGATCAGGATGGGCTGCCCGATGAAGGTCTTGTAGTAGTCCCGCAGGTTGCGGTAGTCCCACTTGTTCCGGTTCTCGCCTTCGCGCATGACCCACAGTTCCACGCCGAACTCATATTCATTCAGCCGCTGCATCACCCGCAGGGTGCCGCTGGCGCTCACCTTTTTGGGCAGCGCTTTGGTTTTCAGCGTGCTCATTCGTCCTCACCGCCTTCAAACAGTTCTCTGCACCAGCTGTCAAAGGTGGCGCGGCTCATGCCCCCCTGGTCCCACATGGTCCAGGCATCCAGCAGCTTGCGCCTGTCGTCGGTGTTGGCGATCTGCAGCTCCTCCGCCTTCAGGGAAAGCGCGTTGAACTCCCCATCCGCCGTGGCGCGGATAAATCCGCCCAGTGCCTCGTTGACACCGTCCACAATGGCCACGCACACTTCGAATACCCGGTCCAGGTCGTTGTCAAAGTCCTCGTCCAGCTCCGGCGTACCCGGGTACATCAGCCGCAGGTGGTAGTCGTGGGGTATCTCCGCGAACTCGTCTATCCGCTCAGGCTGCTTATGCTCCAGCTTGTGAATCGCATCCGACAGAAACGGCATACCCATGTCGCACAGCACCCGGTCCTTGATGTCCGCAAACCACTTTTCCGCATTGCCGTATGCCTCCATCACCCGGCGCATCGGCTCCCGCATAGGTGCGAACCGCGGGTTATCCCAGCTGGCGTATTCCTGTGCTCTCATGTCCTCACTCCCTCTCTCCGCAAAATAAAAATGGGGCCGCAGCCGGTGTTCTCCACCGGCGCAGCCCCATTCGGCTTTCCCCGCAGCCCCTTTGCCGCGGTTATCCACTTTTCACGGCCATTGTGCCTACCTCAATACCCCGCGCATCCGCGCAAGCCTTCGGTCACAGCAGCCGCATTCTCTGTTTTAATTCCCCACTGTCGCAGGGGCTCTCGCCGCCCTATCGGTCTGTCGGCATCGGCAGTGCCGGGCCTTTCTTTTTCTTCACCGTGTGTACGGTGTGTGCCTTTATGGCCAGTCCCTCAGCCGTCCGGCGTATCTCCACGTCGTTCCCCCGGGCCAGCTCCCGGTTGATCTCGTGCAGGTCGTCCGCCGTCAGTATTGCCGTCATGCCCATTTCTTCTCAGCCTCCCGCGTCCTCTGACGCTTCCTGTCCCTCGGTCCCCGGCGCCCCTTCCGATGCCGGTCTCCCTCCGGGGTTCATGTCGTGGGCCGCCTGCGGCGGCAGTCCGCTTTCGCTCTGCTTGGCGTTGTAGCTGGTCACAAGGGGCAGCCGCAGGTCCATAATGCCGCTTTCTTTCACCGCACGGCTGATGGCCATGTCGTCCATCACGCTCATGTCCAGCATCGCCATGTAAAGCATGGTCTGGGGCAGTATGCCCAACGTCATGCCCTGTCTGGCGTTTTCAAAGGTCTTTTCGTCCTCCGCGATGTTGCCAAACATGGTGAATCTCCATGAATACTTCAGGTTCAGCCCGTCCATGATGCCCTGCATCATCCGCTCGTAGCAGCGGTATATCTGCTCGGCGAACTTGCTCTCTATCTGCAAACTGATGTTCGCCACGCCCGCCCGCGGCTCGTCGCTGGTGGGGATCAGTGCGCTCAGCCCCGCCTTCGCCATGGTGTAGCCGTACCCTGCTGAGCTTATCTTCGTAGCGCTGGGCGCTTCCGCCAACTGGTGCAGCTCCATGTTCCGCAGCGGCGCGGCGTACCAGCCTATACCGCTGGTGTTGTTTTCCGCCAGCTCGTCGTAAAACCGTGTGCGGAAAAGCTCCCACCCCGCGTTGCTCAGCTTGTAGGCATCGGACAAATTGCGGTTGTTGTCATCCGCGTACTCTATCTCGCCCGTCAGCAGGGAGATCAGCGGGTTCTGCACCAGCTCCAGCTGTATCTGCTCGTACTGCGCGATCTGTATAAACGATAGGAAAAGTCCCGTCAGCGGTGATACCACCGCCGTCTGCGCGTCGTCTATCTCAAAGGGGTAAACAGCGTCCACCGGCAGCGTCACCCAGTAGCACCATTTCCCGTTCTGATAGTACACGTCCGGGTCTCCCGGCAGCACGCCGCCGTCCTGCTCCGCTGCTGTTTTCAGTTCTGTAAAGCGGTTCATATTGATGGTGTTCTTCGCCGCGTATACATACCGGGTTCCCGCGCCCTTGGGCGGTCTCGCCGCCACCTGGGTGAATATGCCCCAGTAGGGCTTAAACAGCTCCCCGAACTGCGCCGGCTCACATCCCGGCTTCAGAAAGTACATCATGTTAAAGGCCACGGTGTACTTCGACACGCTGTTGAACCCCACGATCTTTATCCAGTCGCTGGGCAGCTGCTGCATAAAAGCGTAGTTCACCTTGTTGTGGGGCTTGTCCACGCTCACGCGGGGGTAGTAGAATACTTTGCCCTCCTGCACCGCCTGCCCCGCCAGCTTGTGGGCCGTGGTCTTTACGTCCAGCTTGCGCCGCAGCTTCTCCAGCAGCTTCCACTCCCGCCAGAACTCGTCGTTCTTCGCCGTGTCTTTATCGGTGAACTCCGGGGCGATGTAGCTGTGATACGTCAGCAGATCCTGGTACATCTTCCGGGTGTGGAAAAGCGGATAGGCCGTAAATTCCAGCCCGTGCTCCACCTGCCGCAGCCCCTGCTCGTTGCCAAGCGGGGCGGTCAGCATCTCTGCCACCGTATTCTTGGTATAGTCCTCCGGCAGCGATGAGATGGCCTGCACCCTTCGGTTCTGTATGTAGGGGTTCACCCGTGCCGACTGGCTCATGCTCACCCGGCTGAAGGCGCTGGCCAGCGCCCCTGCCGGCATATTGCCGTACTGCTCCGCCAGCGCGTTGAAGCGCTGAAATATCTCCGGGTAGGTGCCGCAGGCTACGCTCTGCAATTCACTTGTCAGGTTCCTCCGCTTCTCCTGCTCCATGCGCCGCCTCCTCGTCTATGCGGGAGCGCTCTTTTTCCAGCTCCCTCTCCCACGCATCCAGCAGCTCGTTCAGCCGCTTCTGCGTGTCAGCCCTGTTCTTTTTCACCCCGTCCGCCAGCGCCGCCGCGATGCAGTCCGCCAGCCACAGCCGGTCTCGCTCCGTCAGGCGTTTCAGATCCGCGCCTTTGATCTCCACCGTCTGCATTTTTTTCGGCGCCGTAGTGCGGTACAGCAGCATATACCCCGCCGTTATCCGTACAAAGCGCTCCTTTTCCGCCAGCGCCACCGTTTCACCTGTCACCCGCGCCGCGTACAGTCTGTACTTCCTTGCCGCCATTTCAGCATATCCTCCCGCCGCGCCGCGCCGTCACCGTGCGGCCTCCCGCGCCGGCTGCCGCCGCTCTGTGCGGTGCCGCGGCACGGTTTTTGTATTTTGCCAGTTCCGCGTCCCAGTCGCTCTTATGCCGCACCGCCTGCGCCAGCTCCTCGCGCTCCAGTATCTGCGCCACCCGCAGCGCATATTTCAGTGCCGACCATATATCGCGCTGTATGTGCTTGGAAATGCGTTCTTCCTTCTGCGTCGTGCCGCTGGCCACCTTTTTCAGGTTCTGTATCTGCCCCACCAGTTCCCGGGTCTTTATGTAGGGGTCTGCCAGCATGGCATCCATGCTGTCGTCCTTGATCCGGTGGTACTTCTTGTAGTTCTCCACGCCCTCGTTCACGTTAGAGCACAGCAGTTCCACATTCCGGTTCTCAAATTGCAGCTCCGCGTACCGCACCATCTCCGCGTCCGGGTCCGTCACGCCCGCGCCGCCCGCCTTGATGGGGTACAGGCATGGCACGGCGTTTTCCTGTTCCAGTTCCGTGAAGCTTGCGTGGTTCCTTACGCACAGCGGCGCAAGGCCGTCACCAAGGTCCATCATCAGGTTCTCCACCACGCTGGTGCCGTACTGCCATGCGTCTATTGCCAGGTATGTCGCGGCCCCTCCGTCGTAGCAGAAGCGGCTCCACACGTCCTTGATCCGCTGCGCCTGCATCATGCTCTTTACCGGTGGGTTCCAAACGTCCACATACACCACCTGCTTCAGGTAGCGGTCCCGCTTCAGCCAGTCCGTTTGACGTGTGCATTTCAGCACCACGCAGGCGCATTTTGCGTTCTTCTTGTCGTCGGCGTAGGATACGTCGTACCCCACGATATAGATCACGTCCTCCGGCTTCAGTTTGTTGCCTATGTCGTAGGCGCAGTGCCGGTTCTCCGCGATCATCAGTTTGCGGCACTCTGTCAGCACCTCGTCCCGCACGATAGGATTGCTGTCCGCGCCGGTGTACCGGCTTTCGAACTCGCGCATCCACTTTTCCGCCGTGCATTTTCGCTTATACTTCAGCGCCCATGTGAAAGGCCGCATCTGCTGCAGTATCACGCACTCCCATGAAATGTCATAGGCAAAGGCGCTCTCGCCCGCCAGCATGGCTTTCATGTTCTCGCACCGCGTTTCGTAGGCGTGGTTTTGCTTCCGCCCCGCGCTGGTGATGGCGTGGTCCTTATACGGGATGTAGTTGGGATCCGGCTTGCCGTTCACATTATGCGTCAGACGCACCGCCGGCAGCACCACCGTGGTATACTCATTGAAGTCAAACGCCGGGTTCTCCTCCTGTGCGTACTCCTCCGCCGTCACGTCATGCAGGTTGTCTCCTCGCATGGCAGATATGTAAAAGGCGCTCCCGCAGTCGGTCTCTATCTTAAAGTCGTCCTTGCTCTCCGCCGTCACCCGCCACTGTTTTGCCAGCGCCGGGTAGTCGTGCTCTATCTGGCGGAAGGTCTTGCTGCCTATTGTCGCCATTTGTTTGTATGCTGGGCCATAGTAGGCGCTCTGCGTCCCCGGCCACACCAACCCGTTTACCAGCGCATACTTGAACTTCGTGTTGGTCTTTGTCATGCCGCGGGTGCCCGTAAACGATGCCGAGGCTTTCCGGGCGTATACCCGCATCATCACCCGCTGCAGCAGTTCTTCATTCCCAAAGTCCGCCTCTGTGCTTCTGAATACATCGCACGCCTTATCCGGGTACCAGCGGAATACCCACATAATAAACGCCCAGAAGGCATCCTCATAGTTCTCGTATCTGCGCTCCTGCGTGGGCTTTTTTGTCACCCAGCCCAGGCCCGCCACATATGCTTTACCCGTTCGCCTCGCCATCGGTGTTCACATCCTCTGCGTCCGCTTTCGGCTTACCCGGATTTTTCTTCTTTTTCACCGGGCGCATCCGCACCAGCCCCAGCTTTTCGTAGGCTTCTTTCTCCGCCTCGTTTGGTTTCTCTGCAAACTCGCCCAGATTGTCCTCCAGCCGCATCTCGTCCGGCAGCTCTGTCAGCTCCGGCAGTCCGTCGTTCTGCCGCATCCGGTTTTCGTTTATCAGTATCATCTGGTCTGCGGCATCCCGCGTGTAGGGGTACTTGCACGGCCTTCCGAAGAATATGCGGAACGCCTCGTCCGGTTCGCAGGGTTTCCCGTTTTTCAGCAGTCCCGCCCGCTCCAGCGCCACCACCATGTTGTCCAGCCGCAGGTCCTCCACCGGCTTCGTGTCCTTCTTCCGCAGGTTTTCCGATGCCAGATTCTCCTGTATCATGCTGGATAGCTTCTTGGCCTTGTCTATGGCGCCCATCTCCGCGGCGTCGTTCATCTGCTTCGTCCACTTCGCCACGTTCCGCAAGATCAGCTGCTGCTTGGCGCTCACCGCCTGCTCCCCGCCAAAGTCGGCGCACAGCGCGTTGTAGATGCGGTCAAACTCGTTGTAGTCCTCGCTGGTGTAGGGCATTTTCCCCGTTCCCTCGCCCCAGTCGGCGGCCTGCCGCTTGGTGCCCTGCCTGCCGTCCCGTGCGCTCTTCTCCGCGCTCACCGCCTTGGTGAAGTTGCCGTTCTCCAGCCCCTCTCCGAATATCTTGGTGATGTCCGTCAGCCCATCGAGAAAGCCCAGCTCTCCGCCTCCCGGCGTCCGATCCAGCTTTTTCTTTGCCAGCTTATCGCAGTAGGCGGTCCACTTGTTTTTGCTCCCGCTCGCCGGCAGCGCGTTCATGTCGAAGGGCTTGTTGAAGCGTATGCAGGCATAAAAATAAGCCAAACTCTCCCCCACCGCATCATTAAGCTGGTCGTAATACGCCTGCTGCTTTTCCGCGTCCATAGGTAAAAGTTCGGCCATCCTGCGCTCCTTTCGGATAGTAAAAATGGTACAAAAGAGAATTATCCACTCTCTCGTGTACCATTTTCGCAGGTTTTCACTTGTCTGATTCCCATGTAAGGGAATGGCGCAAAAATTATTTTTCATCCCGCCCCAGCAGGTAGTCCGTCGTCACGTGGAAGTAGTCCGCCATCGCCTCCAGCGATGAGGCCAGCGGCTCCGCCGTCCCCTCTTCGTAACGTTTTATGGTCTCCTTACTCAGCCCGCACAACTCTGACAGTACGCACCGCTTCAGCTGCGCTTTCTCCCGCAGATAGCGTATGCGCCCCGGCAGCACTTTGTTAGCCATTTCTGCTCATTCCTCCCGCCACCCCTCTCTCCACAGGTACGCGCTGCCCGCAACCAGAAACGCCATATCCGCTGCCACCACCACCATGCACAATACGCCCACAAGCGTTTTATATACACCCGCCGCCATCAGCAGCGCAAGCACTGCCGCCATCAGCAGCGCCAGCAGTATGTACAACACCGCCCACCGGCGGTATTTCTTTTTCTCGTCTTTCATGCGCTCATCTTCCCGCCTTTCGTAGCACCCGCAGTGTCCCGCGCATCAGCGTCGCATCCTCCACGCCCGGTATCCCATCTACCATCTTATACAGCGCCGGTTCCTCCTCTCGTGGCACTTCTTTCCACTCCACCAGCCCTGCCTTGTCCGCCTTGCAAGCTATGATTGCAAGGTTGTCCCATTTGAAGCGCTCATCCTCTTGCCCTCTTCCGAATTTCCAATATCGGCACGTCAGTTCCTCCATCGTGTAGCTTTCCGCCGCGGCCACGGGCCGTGGCTGTACCTCGTCCATAAGCACGCCGCCCAGTTTATGTATCAGCTTCCGCCGTAGTCTTTCAGTCCAGTTCAATGCTGCCCTCCTTCCACCCCTCCGGCACGATAAATGCCCCTGTCTCCTTGCACACCGCCGACCCATCGTCCGCTATGTTCTCCGGTTTCAGCGACATCATCTCCGCCTTTTCCTCCGGGTCGATCACACCCACGTCCGCCTCGGGCGTCAACAGCTGAACGTCCAGGTCGCGGCCCGTCACCAGCACCTGCGCCATGCCCTTCTGCGCGTACCCTATGGCCGGGGACAGGTCCACCATCCGGCTCTCCTCATAGGCTTGCAGCCTTACATAGTTGGCCACCGCGCTGGTGTATGCGCCCACGTTCATGCTGCTGTCCGCGGCCACGTCCAGCACCTTCCGGTAGTTCCTTGAGTCACCCTCTTTTTTCAGCATATCTATGGTGTAGCGTATGCACCTCTCCACGCCGCGCCAGTCGCTCATGCCGAACTTCTCCGCCACCTTCTCGTACACGCCGCCCTTCTTCGTCCACTGTATCGGTCTTTCCACGGCGCCCTCCAGCACCAGCCGTACCGCCTCCACCGTGTAGTCGAAGCCTGCCAGATCCTCCCTCACGCCCATCGTCCGCAGCGCCTTTATGGCGTATGCCTCATATTTGCTGATGGTTTTCATGTGTTATCTCTCCTTTTCCGGTCTCTCTTCGTAGTATTCTGCCAGCACCAGTTCTTCGTCCCGTATCTGGCAGTGTATGATGCCGCACTTCCGGCACTTTCGGCTCCGAAGATCGAGCCATGCGTCCTCCTGCACCGTTTCGCCCCACTCATGGCTGCAGCCGTACACTTTTTTCAGGAACTCCTCGTACTCGCTTCCCAGCGCGTCCTTGCTGCCCACAAAACGGTCATATTCCGCCAGTTCCTCCGGTGCCACGCTCTCCCGCGATGGCAGGATCTTTTTCAGCAGTTCAAACGGCGCGTACAGTTTCGTCTTTGGCGCATAGTTATTTTTGGTCTCCACTCCGCCTGTTCAGCTCCTTTCCGCACATGATCTGCACGTCCCTTGTCCACGCGCACAGGTGCTTATACCGGCACTCCTCCGGGCACCGTGTCGTCCCTGCGCAGCCAATATACTGGTGCATCTTCACCCGCATGGCCGTCACCACGCCGTTCCACCTCTCCAGCTCCGTGTCTCCCCATTTTGCGGGGTCAAATGCCATCATGTGTGGTGTCTCCTCTCCGTCCATCCGCGCCCCGCAGCCGGGGCAGAACCTCTCGTGCCCATCTCTGGACACTTCGCCGCACGCCGAGCACTCGTAGTGCCCTATGCTGCACTCCTTGTCCGCCCAGTCCTTGTGACAGTGTTCGCAGAATGCCTCCCCGCATATCTGGCACTCCGGTCCGTTGTGGACCCCATAGTCCAGCCTCCACTCATCTATCTCGCCGTGACTGTCCCTATACCATAGGTGCTTTTTGGTGAATACCCATTTGGCACGCTTTATCTCATCCATCCCCCCATAACCTCCTCAATAATCCGTGACCACGACCGGCAGCCGCCTGAATGGGTCAAACACCACCTTGTCAACCTCGAATGGCTTTACATCGTCATACAGCAGGCCGAACCTCTTAATAGCCTGTTTCTTTGTCCAGCAGAAGCAGTATGCTACATCGTCTGTAAATTCGTGGTCCTCCATTTGTGAAGCACGGGTGAATATCCAGCAGAACATTACTCCGCACCCTCTTTTCTCTCGCCGTAGGAGCAGAAGTCATCGTCCTTCGGCACCGCAAAAAAGCTGTCCGGGTTCAAGCACTTTTTTGTTCCGACATTGTATTTGCAGTCCTTACACCGCACTACCGGGACAACATCAGCGGCGGGAAGTTTCAACATATCCATCTGGATAATCGATAGCATCCTATTTTGAGCCACGCTGTTCTCCGGTCTACGCATCCGCAAAACAGATTTTACTGCCGCTGCTCGATCAATGTATTCAGCCATTGGCTTATCCTCCCTCGTGGCAATATCCGTTTTCGTCCGTGTCCTTGCTCCAATAGGTGCAGTGCAGGACATTTCCGATCACCACTGATTGATAGCAGTCCTTACAGCGTACCACCTCTACCACATCGGCTGCAGGGATGGCATTTATGAGTTCCTTGATGTTCTTCATGCCAAACCCATAGTCAACTCCACCGAAGTCGTCTGTTTCGCATACATCCGCATCGGCATTGTCGAACTGTTCAAACACTGCCGATCTTTTAATATATTCCGCCATCACAATTCCTCCTTATCTCCTGTTCCATAATGCCCAACGGCGTGTGCTTCCGCATCCATGCGTACACCCACGCTCGACTTTCCGCCGTGCCCATCGGCTTCTTCTTCGGCGGCAGTTCGCCGTTCTTCGCGGCGACGGCAGTGGGGTTGTGCTTGTGCTCTCCCATTACTCCACCTCCTCATCCGCACATCTCTGATACCACAATGGCAATTATTGCCGCTACATAAACCACGGCGAAAGCGGCAAAGACGGTGCAGCCCCGTTTCTTATGCATCGTGTATATGGCGGTAATAAGCAGCGCAATACAGTACACGCCGAGCAAGGCATAGAACCAGCCCACTACTCCACCACCTTCCCCCAGAACTTGTGTCGGCATTCATAGCAGTTCGTTCCACGACAAGCAGCTATGAGTTTGTTAAACTCTTCACCTCTGCATAGCTGTTTAGGGCAAATGATAACATTACCCTTTTTGTCAAGTTGTGTATCTGGCCACTGCTCCAGAAACACGCTCTGCCGTGTCTTGCGGGGATGTGCAGCAGCCCATTCTTTAACGATATTGATTTGTTGCTCAGGAGCAAAACCACTTCGCACGTTAATGCAACACCCATCGTCCAACCACGCTGGGCACAAGAGACAAGATCCACAGGCTTTGCACATTCTCTCTTTTTCTTTAAGAAATTCAATAGCGTCCATTTCCTTTTCCGCCCTCTCCTTTTTCACCACATTTTCCCAAGGTTTAACTCTCTCATCATGTGTAGCAAAAATTGGATTGTAGGTCACATATCCCGGACACGGTTTGCCTTCCAGGTCACACCCTTTACATCCGGGATAACTATCGCACGTTCTAAGACGGCTATTAAGAAACTTCACAGCATCCATTACTTCTCCCTCCATCGGCACCCGTCACAGGCGCCCTCATGTGCTTGTTTGTACTTCCCGCAGTATTGGCATAGCTCGTTGATGAGGTCTTTCCTGTCTGCCGCCAACTTCTCGTTTGCGGCCCTCAAACTACTATTGGCACCATCCAATTGCGAAATGCTGTCGTAAGCAGTTTTTAACTCCTCGCGCTTGTCAACCAATGCTTTTCTCAACTCCGAAATGGTGGAAAGCGCATTGCCATGTGCCACCTTCATGTTGTTCACATTCAACGGCGCAAGCCCTGTGTCCTCGTAGGCGGCAAGGAGGCTCCACGCCGCTTCTTCCCACTTGCAATTCATGGCGCAGTTCCCGCCAACTCCGATGCATTCGGGGCCGAGAAAATGTGTGCAACATACGCCGTTTTCATGCGTGGTTTCCTTGCTGTACGTAGTCAACCGATCCATCGTGTTCCTCTTTCACCGCCACAGCCTTTGCCAGCTGTGCCATCCCCTGCTTCATGTCCTCTATCTGCTTATCCCGCCGCGCAATGGCGTCCTTCAAACTGTCGTTGGCTTTCATCAGCGCCTCGATGTGCCGCCGCTGGTTCTCGATCAGGTCAGCGGTGGCATCCAACACTCGTTCTTGGCAACGCTGCGTGTCATTGTGGAGTGTGCAGCCATGACACTCTCCCTCGGCACAGCACCGCAGCGCGGTCACGATCTCATCTCTTGTCATGTCATTCCTCTCCAAACCATTTTTTTGTCACCGCGATGGGGAACGGCTCGATCTCGCTTGCCCACCGCGCCGTGCCTTTGCCGTGTATGCGCTCAAAGCACAGCGCGAACCCACCTATTCCATCAAACAAGCTATCCAGCGTCGCGTCCTCCGGCAAATACCGTGCCATGCGCCGCAGCATCCAGCCCCAGAAGGGCAGGGCGATGGAGTTGCCCAGCGCCTTGTACCGTGGGCTGTCCGCACTTCCTTTCACTTTTATTTCGCGCCCGCGTTTATCTGTTTTAACCCAATCTCCAATATCTGTCCATCCGTCCGGGAACCCCTGTAAGCGTTCGCATTCCAACGGGGTCAGACGGCGAACCACCATGTTTTGGCGGACCGTATTGTTCAGGTTCATGCTTTGGCCTCCGCTTTCCTTTGCCTGCAAGGTTCCGTTGATTTCCCCGCCCTCTGTAAAGTTTCGGCAGTCTACGGAACATACAAGATCAGTGCTGTCCTTGAAATCTCTCTGCTTGCAACTGCTTGCAACGTCCCCCTCGCGGTAATCGCCAAATCCCTGCATTTGGTACGTCAGCGGGATTTGGTTGCCGCCTGTTCCCATACGGGCTTGCAACCTCGGCACGATCTCGCCGCAGTCTCGGATGACATCGCAAGCATGGCTCATATCCAGAATGGAGGGCTGGTACCCATGCTCCTGTGCTCTCAGCGTCCCGGAAACATCATGGCTCACGCCCATCACATTCCCGCCTTGATCGTTCAGGCACATCACCGCCGGTTTGTTTCCTCCGTACGCCGCAGTCAGCGTAGAGGCCTGTTCCTCGGCGTATCCGATGCTCCTCGCCTGTTCACTGTTGCCCAGCTTAAAACCGGCACACAGTACGGCTTCGCGGTTCAGACCACTGTTTTCACGGGAACTGAGCGTAGGTGAAACGCCGTTACCATCGTATACGCGCTGGCTCTGTGCGTCCCAAGGCGTCATGCACACAACCTCCGCACACACAGCAGGACGATCTATGGTATTCAACGTATAGCACACATCTTCCCGCCAGCCTTTCCCATTGCATTCTGCGGTGTCGGCTCTGTCGATACCGTTGCCTTGCAGGCAGAAAATCGTCTGGTCGTTGCCGGTGCCGAGCGTTCCGCTTTTCTCTGTCTGCACTAACGCGCCTTTTCCTCCTCCGTCACAGCCCCCCCTGATGCGGACTGCATAAGAAGCACCTGCTTCAGCAGCTTCGGCAAATCCTTCCCCCGCCTCTCTGCTCTCCGCAATATCCCCTGACACGCTTTCGCGGTCAAATTGTATTTCGGATGCGGTGTCTCCTCCAAAATCTGCGACAACCGAGATACGACGGCGGCGTTGGGGCACTCCCCAGTATTGCGCATCATGAGTTCGCCACACCACGCTCCATCGTCCTCCCATTTCATCGTGGTACCCTCCCCAGGTAGTCCAGCCCTTTTCAGGCACTTCAATACCGGGGGCTTCCGGCTCGACGATTTTGATGATCTCTTCGAGCACGGCTGCGAAGTCTTTTCCTTTGTTGCTGCTAAAGGCTCCGACCACGTTTTCCCACACGAGATACCGAGGTCTGACCATGTCACCTGTCCGTCCATTCCTTTTGTCCGCCTCCCTCATTTCTTTTACGATGCGTACCTGCTCCATAAACAGGCCGCTTCGCGCTCCCGCCAAACCGGCGCGTTTCCCGGCGATGGATAGATCTTGGCACGGACTGCCGCCGGTGATGCACCACACCGGCTCGATCTCCGCACCGTTTATCTTGCAGATGTCTCCCAAATGCTTTATCTCAATCGCCTCCTAATCTCCAAACACAACGCCGCACTCGTCCTTCAGCACGTCCTTGATGTGCTTCCGCTTGATGCGGCCCTCGTTTATTTCCTCTGCCAGCTTCTCCAGGCACTCATACAGATACGCGATGCTGTGGGTGTCCCGGCTGTCCGATGTCTCCTCTAAGACGTGCCAGCCGCATTTGTCCATCAGCACCATTGCCACCATGTCCATGTTCTCCCGTGTGCCTTGCAGCTTGCCCCGCATAAAGATGCGGTCGTCCCTGCTCAAATGCTGTTTACCCATTCCCGTCGTCCTCCGAAATGTGCACCACCTCATAGCACCCGAACCGTCCGCCGTTTCGATACGCCTTGCATATCGCGCTTCGTGTGCTGGCGTAGGACCGCCCGGAACGCCGCGCCAGCTCCGCCGTACTCGTGCCCCACCAGCGGGGCAGGCGGTATTTGTCCCGTGACACGATCATATACACCGTCGTCATGGGCTTACACCTCCCCGCACCGGTGCAGGCGCAGGCTGTCTGCCAGCTCCCGAGCTGACTGCTTCCGCTTGCGCTTCCGGTCCCGCGCCTGCTCCCAGCAGTTGCGGCACTCCGGGTACGGGCAGTTCATGCACTGATCTATGCGCTCCTGCGGCTCATGCTGGCTGTCCTCCACCGCGCCGCTCAAAAATCGTCCTGTTTCTCCGCAATGTTCCTGCCGCCGGCTCTCCGCCGCGGCATCCACCGTCAGCCACGGTGCCTTGGCGCTGCCCAGGCTCCGCATAAATGCGCCGACGCTCATCGTTCCCTGCATTGCGTACATGATGTTCTAAACCTCCCTCACCGTGATGCCGTGGAAATACAGCATCATCTTCCTTTTCATCACAAATAGTCTGTATGCGGCGCTGCTGGTGTCGCGGAAGCCCTTGCTGTCCTCCACCACCGTCTCGCCGCCCTGCTCGTATACGAAGTCGGCCACGTACTCTATGCCTTTCTCCTTCGTGCCGTCCTTGTGTACCTGCTTCGGTATCAATTCGTACTTTACCTGCGTCCGCAGACCGGATATTTCGCCGGCTCTCTGCATCAGCCAAAGGTCCATGTACCGCCGCGCCTCCCGCTTGCTGTCGAAGTGCATCAGCGTCCCGTCCGGCATGGTCAAGTCCACTTTCTCGGCGTGGAGTTTGTTGCCTTTCTTCGGCTTTTTGGCCTTTTCCGTCTCCTGTGTTTCTTTCTGTGCCGCCTGCTGCGCCTGTACTTTTTGCAATATCTGCGCCTGAGCCTTCTGCCCGAAGCGGCCTATGTCCTCCATCGTCAGTCCCATGCGGTTCAGTCCCCCTCCACCGTGCCCATTTCCAGGCGCCGCCTCCGTGGCCGCTGGTGGAACTTGTCGACCGGCTCATCGTTGTCTGTCCGATAGCTCAGTTCCGTAAAGGTCATCTTCGACCCGTCGAAGTAGAAATTCACGTCCCCTGTGCGGCCCCTTCGGTTCTTTGCCACCGTGCAGCCCACCTGTGTGTCGTCCCCCGGGTCCGTTTTCCATAGGAATATGACCTTCACCGCGTTCTGCTCCAGCTCGCCGCTGTCGCGCAGGGAGTTCAGCTTCGGCTTGTCCGTTTCGTTCACCGTGCGGCTCAGCTGCGCCGCCGCCACAATGGGTATCTCCAGCTCCGACGCCAGCAGCTTCAGCTCCCGGCTTATTCCGCCCAGTTCCAGGTTGCGGTTCTCGGCTTTTTTGTCCTTTTCGCCGATCATCAATCCCAGATAGTCCACCACGATCATTTTCAGGTCATCTATGCCCAGCGCCAGTTCCCGTATGCGGCTCACCGTCACATCCGGGCCGTCATAGAAGTACACCGGCAGCCGGCTCTCCCAGCTTGCCGCCTCAGCCACGCTGGCCCACAGGTCCTCATCCTCCGGCATCCCGTCAATGAGCTGGTCCATCGTCACGCCGTCCGCCCGCTTGGCCAGCAGTCTCTCGCCCACCTCTCCGGCCAGCATCTCCGCCGTGATGTGCAGCACCGTCTTGCCCTTCATGGCGGCGGCTTCCGTCATCTCCATGCACATGGCGCTCTTTCCGCAGCCCGGTCTCGCGCCCACAAGGATCAGCTGTCCCGGCCACAGCCCTTTCAGCGTCGCGTCCAGCAGGGGGAAACCTGTGTCTATCCGCCCCTCCTTTTTGCCGCTGATGCTGCTCATGGCCTCGCTCATGGCATCCGACATGGTTTTCAGCCGTCCGCCCCGGCGTGAGCGCATCTTCTGGTGGCATATCGCCGCCACCGCCGCCTGCGGGTCCTCATCCGTGGCCAGCGCCTCCATCACCGCCTTGGTGAAGCGGCGCTTCTCCGCCTTCTTCCGCACGATCCCGGCGTATTCCAGCACGTTGGCGCTGGTTGGGGTGATCTCCATGCACTGCAGCAGGTAGTTGCGCGTTTCGCTGCTGTACAGACCCTCCCGCTCCAATTCGCTGGCCACGGTCAATCCATCTATGGGCTTCGCCGCCACGTGCATCCGCCGTATGGCGGTGAATACCTCCTGGTTGGTGTAGATGTAAAAGTCGTCAGCCTCCACCGCGTTCAGCACGTCCTTTACGCACGCCGCGTCGATCAGCATTGAACCGATCACCGCCCGTTCCGCGTCCCCGGAGTAGTCCTGCTGCCACAGCGCTACCTCCGCCGCCGGCGCTTTCTCGATCACGCCTATTTCCATGTGTTCTTCACTCCTTCACCGCGCCCTGCTCCTTCACCATGTCGGCAAATATCTCGTTGAAATACCGCTTCATGTCATAGGTGCTCTGCACTTTCTTTCCCCACCACTGGCTGTTCAGTGCGAAGTACAGCACGTTGTCTATCGTGTCCCACGCCACGCCGTTCTGCTCGTGCAGTTCATTCAGCGCCACGGCCTGCTTCTGCATCTCCGCCTCCGTGGGCTGCGCCCTGCCTGGATTGTCCCGGGCCTTCTCCTGCGCCAGGTACTGCGCGATCTGATAGGCTTCGCTGGCGTGGTCAACAGTAGGAGCGTCGTTTTCAGGGATGAACTCCTGCGTGTAGTTGCCCTCAAGGGTTTTCTGGAAGTTGTCCGGGCTCGTAATGAGCCAGTCGAAGCTGGCCACGAAGCCGCGCTTGTTTTTGCCCTTCAGGAACGGGCTGTTCTTCACGTTCTCAATGGCTTTCAGCACACCGTCCACGCCGTTTTCCCGGATGCGGGCTTTCAGCGCCCGTCCCCGCTTGGTCTCCGCCGTTACCTTCATCACCTGCGTCAGTCCGGTCTCGTTCCACGCCGCCACGATGCGTCGGACATCACTTGTCCGACACACAGGCTCTTTAGAGCCTGTATATATCTCTGGCTCTATCTCTGACTCTGACTCTATCTCTGACTCTCCGTAACCGATTTCGCACGGTGTTGTAACATCGTTACGCTCCGGGGCAGGCAAAGCCTTGCTTTTTCGTGCCCGATAGTCCCGCATCCGCTGAGCCGCAGCGCCTTCGCTGCCCACATTTTTCACCGCGTAGGGCAGAAAAACCTCCGTCAGGTCACTGGATGCCTCTGCCAACCCGCAGGAGAGCAGATATTGCAGCGTGACCGCTACATTTGCCGGATCCTCGTCCAGGTCTAAGGCCAGTTCATCGGCGAATTTTTCCTCCAGCCCCGACCATTTCAAGGTGCCGCCGTGCTTCATCGCCATGAGCTGCATTTTCAGGTAGATGATGACGTAGGTATCTCCACCGGCTATCTTCCGCAGTTTCTTGATGCGCTTCGAGGTAAAGAAGTCATCGTACAGTTTCAGCCAGAAATATCGCTTTTCTTCCGCCACGTGAATCACTCCTCCCTCAAATGCCCAGGTCGTAGTCCTCGTCCGCGCCGTCCCGGTCCCAGGGCAGCGGCTCGTCATCATCTATCTCGTGCAGTGCCGCCGCGCTTTGGGGCGCGGCGTTCAGCATCCCGCTGGGCTTCCCGGTGGGGGTCTCTCCCGTGCACAGTTTTTCCAGCTGCGGCAGCAGATCCGCCAGCCGTAGGAATACCTCCACCGGCACCTGCAGCAGCGTTTCCAGCGCTCCCAAAGGGATCACATGGTCTGCGCGAAGCTCGCTCCACACCTTTGCCTCGCCGTCCTTGGTGGTGTACGGTTTCTGCCGCCATGTTCCCACCACGCATACTGCATCGCCCTTTTCCAGGCACGCGCTCAGCTTTGTGGCGGCGTTGTCACCCACGGCGCACACGTTCATAAACTGCTTGCTGTCGTAGCCCATGCCGAACTCCACCTTCGGCAGGTTGTTCTTGGGTATCGCGCCTATCCGGGGATCCCGGCTGACGGAGCCGGTACAGATCATGTACTGGCTTCCGTCAGCCTTGCCCTCTCCGTCCAGACGCTTCCGAACGAATAGAGGCATTACTGCTCGCCCTCCCCGAAGAACCCTGCGGAGTAGTCCTTCGCCTCCGTCTTTCCCTCTGCGGGGCTCTGTGTGCGTTTGCGGGACGGGGCGGTGTCGTCACCCTTCTTCGGCTCTGCGGCGCTCTCAGAGGGTGCTGTGGGGCTGGTGGCGGCTGTTTCCTGCTCTGTGGTGGGGGTATCGTCCTCCACCACGTGTCCGGTAGTGGGGATGACCGGATCGGTTTCCGCGCCGTCCCCCGTGGCCACCACGGTATCGTCGCTGTCCTCGTTGAAGTAGCTGCGTACCTCGTTGGAAAGCGGCGCATAGCCGCTGTTCAGCAGCTGGCGCATCATGGTCTTGCGGCACATCTTGTCCTGTCCGCCGTTCACGTCGTACCAGGGCGTACCGTTCAGCAGTTTGGTCTGCTCCTTGGCGTCCAGCTCGCCATTGATAAGTGCGTTATACTTATCCAGTTTGAAAGCCGGGGAGTAGCGGTCCGCGTGCTTGAGCAGTTTGTCCATGCTCCAATACTCGTAGCGGAACGTTCCGTCCTTCAGCTCGAAGTAGGCGTAGTAGCCGATGACCTTGTGGCTCTCGCGCTCCTCGTCTGTGTCGTACTTGGCCAGGTTGATGACCGGCTTGCCCGTGCGGCGGGAGCGCCCTTCCAGTTCGCCCTCGCGCACCTCCACACAGTCGATGTCCGCGTAGTAGCCTGTGGACATGGCCAGCTGTATGTAGCCCTTGTACGACATCAGGTAGGTCGCCACACTGCCGTAGGGCACGATGTAGTAGCCGTGTCCGTAGATCAGACCCATGCCCTCGCCACGCAGGCCGGCGGCAATGATGGTGCCGGGGTCGCAGGCTTTCAGCGCCTCGCTGGCGCTCACCGCGCCGATCAGGGTGCTGGTGAACCGCGCCGCCATCTTGTCGTTCTTCAGCGCCCGCGAGATCATCTGCTGGGTGTTGGGCGCCGTGATCGCCATGCTGAATGTGGGCTTCTTGGCCTGCGCCATCTGCGTAAAGCCCGTCTGATTCTGCGTTTTCATGTTCCTTCTCCTCCCTTACTCCTGCGGCACACGCCCGTAGCGGATGCCCTTAGTCCTCATGTACACACGCAGCTCGTCCAACTGCGCCGCCGTACCGAATACGCGGAAATCCACGGTGTAGGTAGGTTCCGGCTCAGACACGGCACGCTCAAATGCTTCGCGCTCCACGGTGGCGATGACCTGTCCGACTTCACTGTGTTCTTCAATTACAGCGTCACCGGCGGACGCCATGCGGACAGTAGCACAGGCGGCTTTCTGCTCCTCGTACTTCGCCGCGGCCTCCGCTTCCTTGCGCTTTCGTTCCTCCTCGGCGGCCTTCATGCGGCCCAGTGTCTCGTTCTTCACCAGCACCGCGCTGAGGTTCCTGGTGCGGGTGTACTCGTCCAGCAGCGTGGTCTCGAACTCGCTGTGCAGCGCACGAATGGCGTTCAAATCGGCGCGGCAGCGGTCTATGGCGGCGTTTATGTCCATCTGTGCCGTGCTCTCGGCATAGGTGGCGTTCAGCCACTTGGGATTAAAGCAGTCGTCAAAGGTCAGCCACTCCGCCATGTCGCCCACCACCTGGGCGAAGTACGCAGCCAGCCGGTCCTTTTTCTCCTGCTCCGCCGCCTCCTCCATCGCCTTGATCTGCACGTCCAGCGCACCCGCGGTCTCCTCGCACAGGGCGGTCAGCTCCTTGCACTTGGTCTCAAAGCTGCTGTACGCCTCCAGTGCCGCCGCCTTTGCCATCTTGCGGCTCTCGTCGATGTGGTCCCGGATCTTCCTCACCGCCGCGCGATATTGCTTCGCCTGCGCCGTGCTCTCCGGTGTCACCGCCATCGTCCGCAGGGGCTCCAGGTTCTCCGTCAGCCACGCCTTTGTTTCCTCGAAGTTAGCCCCGATCTGAAACTGCCGAAGCGGAGCCAGGTCTGTGGTGATGCGAAATTCCGCCGCTCTCATGCCCTCACCTCCGCGTCGTACTTGGTGATGTGTTTCACCCTGTCCGCCCATGCCGGGTCAATGGCGCTCTCCGGCAGGTCCACCTCTGTAATGATGGCCTTCTTCTCCGTGCCCTCGCCCCCGGGGACAAGCACCTTGTCCCCGGGGTGCAGCGGCAGGTCGGTGAGAAAGGTGTACGCCTGTCCGCCGTAGCCGTTCAGCTTCGGCTTGTGATACATCGCCTTTACGATCATCCCTGCTCACCCTCCTTCTTGCCGGCATCCTCCGTCTTGTTGGCATCCTTCTTCCTGGCGCGTTCCAGGCTGTCCATCAGCGTTTTGATCTTCATGAGGGTGTAGGCTTCTTCCGTTTTGTTTTCGCACACCGCTTTCTTTACCGAGTCCTCCACGCCGCACAGGAAGGAGGCATACGCCAGCGTTGTCACGTCGCGTGCTTCTGTCCGACACGCCATGTCCACGCCCTCCTCGATCTTGCGCCCATAAGCCATCATGGCGAAGTCAAGGTTAGTCTCCTCCTGCAGCACTTCGCCGGTCTCGGCGTTGGTCATCGTCAGTTTCAGTTTCATCACTTGCCCTCCTTCTTGGCCGTGCGCTTGCCACCCTTCTTGGGGGCGGACTTCTTCTTTGCGGCGGCTTCCTTCTCCGCCTGTGCCGCAGCCCATGCCGCGTCATCCTCCGCCATCTTCTGGCGGATGCGGCTGTCCTTCTCGGTAACGAGCTTTACGGCGTTCTCCGTCAGGCGCACCAGCAGCCCCGCCGTGCCGATGGGTACGTTTTCGGCTACGTTTGCGGCGGCCACGCCGTCATACTTGTCCTCCTCGCCCTCCTTGGGCATCACCGCCGCGCATATCACGCCGCAGGCGTTCCGCACGAATACGCGCTCTTCTCCCGTTTCCATGTCCAGCACGGTCACTCGAAATGCCATTTCATTTCTCCTTTCGTTTTTCACTTAAAGTCGTAATATTGCCGCCGGGGGTATCCCGTTGAGCACATTGTTTTGGTAAAAGTCCGTTTCCTTTTCCAGCAGCCACGCCATGTCCGTCTCCTGCTCCGCCCTCTCGAAGTGATAGGTGCGTATGCTCAGATCGCCGTCCATGTTTTCCAGGCTTGCCATCAGGTCTACGAACTCGTACCCGGTCGCCAGCATTTGATGCAGGAGCTGGCAGTAGTAGTGGCTGGGTATCTGCCCGTTCCACTTCGCCCATCCCGCTTTGCCGTTTGGTGAGCTGGTCTTTATCTCCAAAATGCCCTTCCGCCCTCGCTCGTCAGTGACCTCTCCGTCAAGCGTGGCAAATATAAAGGGCCGTTCTTTCTGGTACAGAATGTCGTAGGGGTAGTAGTCCACTGTTCGTCCCGGGTGTATGGCCGTGTACAGCCCACGCAGTGCCGGTTCCATCCGCACGCCGCGGCTCACCGCCGCGCTGCCGCTCAGATCCTTGGCTTTCTCCGCGCCCACCTTTAGCCGCCACAGTTCCAATTTCGACATCCACGGGGACATCCCCACCACCGCTGCGGCTTCACTGGCGCCTATGCCCTGCATACGTCCTGCCAACCAGTCCTCCCTGTTCTCAAAGTGCAGCCGTTCCGTTTTTCTCCACTTCCTTCCTGCAAATTAAAAGAGCGCCGACAAGCTGTTCGGAATTTCCGAACCACTCGACGACGCTCCGCCCTTCCCGCCAACTGACTTAGGCGGGGTACGTTATTTGGTTTTCAGCTCGTCCCGCTTTACCGCGACGACCTTTATCCGATCCTTGAGGGGGATGATCTCTATCCGCTGCCCCTTCGCCAGCGCCATGTTGATGGCGAATACCTGCTCCGCCGTAAGATTTATTCCCGCCATATTCTCTCCATTTCCCTTACCTGAAAAGCCCCAGGGCTTTACAGCTTGTCCATGCGCCCACCAGGGCGGCTCCCGCGAGAAGCAGCAGCCACAGCGAGCCGCCGTTCTCCACTTCTCCGATGATGCCCCACGCCAGAAAGGCGCTCACACCCAGCAGTACCTTCCACTTCTGCTCACGCCGGCGCTCACTCCTGGTCCTGCTCATCATTGTCCTCCTCTATGTACGGTTCTCCGCACACCGGGCAATACATATCCCGGCGTACCTCTATGCCGTTCTCCCCGTCCAGGTTCTCTTTCCTCTCCCGGATCACCGGCGCGTCAAACCTCACGCCGCATATTCTGCACCGCCAGCTCATAGCGTGATGGCCGACCGCAGATCGTCTATGGGGATGTGCAGTGCCCGGCAGGCTTTCTGAAGCTCCCGCACCGTGAAGTCCAGCGGGTCTTTCTTCCGCTGCCGCAGCGTCTTGGGCGTCATTCCCAGTGCTGCGGCCAGCTCCTGCTTCTGCACGCCCTCTGTCTCCATCGCGCCGTACAGCAGCGCCACGATCTTCTGCTCCGTGGGGTTCACCCCCAAGGGCTTCACTCTCGGCATTTTCTCCCCTCCCTGTTGCTTAAAAACCTGTCCACAAAGTATGTCTGCCCTCTACCCGTCACCTTCACTGTTTTGCTGACAGTAACGGAGCCGTCCGACCGGCTGATGGCAGTTTCTTTGATACTGAAAAGCCCCATTTCCATCGACCGCTGCGTAGGCATATTGTAGTCCGTCCCGCTGCGGCGGATCAGGTAGCCGTTGTCCCGAAGCCATGCAAACAGCCGGTTCTGTCCGATGTTTACGCCGTTCTGCCGCAGCAGTTTTGCCAACTCACCCACAAGGATGGACGTGTGGGACGCGCTCACAGCATCCGCAAACAGCACCTTCGGTCTATCTGCTTCGGCCTGACGCTCCAACAATCTGCGTCTCTGCCGTTCCTCCTTGAGTGTGGTAGCCAGTTGGATGATGTAGTCCGGGTCAGTCAGTGTCCGTTCGATGACCTCTGGGGTCATGTATGTACCGTGTTTTCTGATGGAGGGCAGCACCTCCGATGTGACCCACTTGCGAAAGGGCTTCGCCTCCGGTTTGTCGCTGCGTAGTATCACGTTGTACAGGCCGCTTTCGTTGATGATGGAGGTTTCCTGCTTTCGCCCAAGAGAATCGGTGAGGTAAGTCTGGCTGACCTCATCCATATCAAGCCTCTGTGCGGTCATTTTGTGGTTCGCAATACCAAGTATCGCACAAACGTCCTTCAACACGAACCAAGGCTCGCTGTTGATTTCTACGGTTCTGACTTGAGAGTTCTTGTAGTTAAACACCTGCATCTCGTTCATTTCGTGAGCCCCCCCTTGAGAAGCTCATCTATCGTGCAGCCGTAGACATCCGAGATTCTCAGCAACGTGTCTGCTGAAGGCTTATACAGGTCACATTCCCAACTGGACACGGTAACGCGGCTTACTCCCAGTTTCGCCGCAGCCTCTTCCTGAGAAAGTCCCGCTTTAATCCGGGCCAACTTGAAGCCATTTACTTTCAATTCTTCACTCTCCTAACCTCTTTTACTTCGCGCAGCAAAGTTTCGCTTAGTGCCACTTGACAATTTGCTAAGAGTGTGATTTAATACAGTTTGTCTGGAACCATATTTAACGCCATCCTTGCACCATTGCCTTTACTTTGCGCTCGCTTCGTTTTTCACTTCGCATACTTAGTATATCACTTCGCATTGCTAAGTCAAGTGGTTTGGCAGAGGTTGCGTTCGTTTCTATATTTTGCACAAAAAAAGGAGACAATTTATGGATATTACGACAATGCTCTACCGCATCGACTGCCTTGTAAAGGCCAAAGGCTGGACAAAGGAGGAGTTTTATGCAATGATCCCTATCTCTTCCTCTGCCGTTGCCCAGTGGAAAAGCAAAGGCCGTGTGCCTAAAGATGCCAATATCTTGCGTATGGCCGAGATTTTGGAGGTCGACCCTGATTATTTGCGCTGTAAAGACCTCGAAGAAAACAAAAAGCCCGCCGATCTTTCGACCAACGAGCTTCATGCCGCGCTTATGAATGTCCTTATGGGTCTTTCTTCCAGCGAAGTAGCGGACGTTATTTCTTATGCCGCAAAGCTAAGAGCATCTCATAAAGACTAATCATATCCTCTCTTGTCATTCCATCCAACAATTCCCTTGCTTCCTGTTCGTTCATTTCTCTGTGCCCCCTCGTATGTCGTTTTGTGGCGTTTGCTTGGTTCAATCGTACTCTATGCGTGCCCCGGTGTCTACGCTCATTTTGGGGAATCGCTCCCCAATTTGGGTAATTGGCGCTCTTAGGCCGATCCATATCTGGGTAGCTGTCACCCAAATATGGATTTTTACGGGTGAAATAGTATCCGCAGCGGATGAAATAGTATCCGTTACCGATAGAAAGGGGAAAATCATGTCAGAAATTCAGGAAATCGCGCAGCATATTCAGGACTTCCCTGCCCTTGTCCGTAAAGCCAGAATGGACAAGGGCATCACCAACGAGGAACTGACCGAACTATCCGGCATCAGCTATTCCGCCGTCTGCAAGATGCAGTCCGGCGAGCGTGATCCAAAACTGTACGATGCCGTAGCCGTGATGAAAGCCGTAGGCATCTCCGCCGATCAGACGTTTGAGATCCAGCCCCCTGCGTCCGCCCCCTCCGCCATGCGGGAACGCATCCATGAGTTGGAACTGGATAACGCCGTCAGCTCCGGCGACGTGGTACGCCTGAAGCAGGTCAACGGTCTTTGTACCCAGCGGTTGGATGCCGTTATCCGCCAGCGCGATCATTACAAACGCTGGTCTGTGTTTTCCTCAATTTTTGCCGCGATCCTCTCCCTGTTCTTAATTGTTTACCTTTTTTTCGACTTCCGCGACCCCCATGCTGGCTTTGTCCTCCAGGACGGGCCTACAGCGTTTGCGTGGCTTGTTATCCTTCTTACGCCTGTTTCTATCGTCGTGTGCAGCCTTGTCGGATACCGTGCGCTGCGCGATGCTGAAAAAAATATAATCGAGCAAAAATAGAACATGGGTTCTACTGTGTTCTACATTATATATCACAAGTTTCTTGGTTTCAATGCACACATATCACAAGTTTCTTGAGATTTTTTGTTAAAAAAAGAAAAAGCCGCCCAATCGGACGGCTTTTCCATATAAGCTCTATTCCCGCCAACACCATCACGAGTCTTAAAGAAAGGAGCCTACAACAGTAGGGTAACACGAAAATATCAAAATGTCAACGAAATGCAAGTCCTGTAAGCGCGAAGTCCCCGACAACGCCACGTTCTGCCCTTGGTGCGGCCAGAAGCAGGTGCGGGAGCGCAAAAAGGACGGCGTTATCAAGGTGCCGGAGCCAAAGCAGCTTCCATCCGGCAGCTGGCGCATATATCTCCGTGCCGAGCAGCAGTCTGTCACCGAACCTACCAAGGATCGCTGCATCGCAAAGGCCAAAGCCATCCGCGCCGGCTTTGTGGAGCAGCAGAAAAAAGCAAAAGACCAGCCGCTTCTGCTCTCTGAAGCCATTGAAAATTATATCACGCGCCGTACCCTTCTCTCTCCCAACACTATCCGCGGCTACCGCATCTATCAGAAAAACCGCTTCAAGTCTTGCCAAGGGGTCAACATACGCGAGCCGGTGGATTGGCAGTCGTATATAAACGAGGAGGCCGCGCTCTGCGCCCCAAAAACGCTGAAAAATGCCTGGGGGTTTATTAAATCCGTCTTAGAGGAAAACGGCATCGCCGCTCCAAAAGTAACGCTTCCAAAGCTCCCTGTTTCCGAGCATAAGTGGCTCACGCCGGAGCAGATCATCGTATTCTGCAAAGCCATCGAGGGCAAGTCCTTCGAGAAGGAAGCGCTTTTCGCCCTCCACAGTCTGCGCCGCGGAGAGCTGCTGGCCCTAAAATGGGACGACATAGATTTTAAGTCCGACTCCTTCCGTGTTCATGCCGTCATCGCGCAGAACGAAAAGAACGAGTATGTGGAGAAGATAACACCCAAAACCAAAAAGTCCAATCGTGTCGTCCCCTTTATGATCCCCCGCCTCCGCCAGCTCCTCAAGGATGAAAATGGTCCCAAGGGCAAGCGTGTGTCGTACCAGCCGCCAAACGGGCTCTGGCGCAAGATCAACGATGTCTGCGAAGCAAACGGACTTCCCAAGGTGGGGGTACATGGTCTGCGCCATAGTTTTGCATCCCTTGCCTACAGTCTCGGTTTCAAGGAAGAGGAATGTATGCGTATCGGCGGCTGGTCAGATTACAAGGTCATGCACGAAATATATACTCACCTCGCCGCCCGCGACTTAAATGCCCGCGTCAAGGAGATGGAGAATTTTTACAAAGAAAATTTGTGACCGCCCCAGGTCCGCTTTTCGTGTGTAAATCCGTGTGTAAAAACGCAGGAAAACCCCGTTCCAGAGCGCACCAAAAAAGCAGCAAACGAACCGATAAGTTTTATGCCAAAAATGTGCAAACCCCTTGAAACAACAAGAAATCCCGCAGCCTCAACGACTGCGGGATTTCCCTTCATTTGGCAGCGGGAGAAGGATTCGAAC